TTATTTCTGCTCCTTTCTTGCAGCTCGCTCTGCTTTCGCTTTGATTTCCGATCCTACCAATTTTTCAACCGACCTTGGCATTGGCCAGCCAGCTCGATGTGCATTGGCTGTCAGGCTTGTCCACGTGTGGTAAATGAGACCGAACGTTACTCCATAAAACAAAAAACCTGGCGTGCCCATGACGCGATCTAAGAGATTGGCTAAGGCTGGTAGAGCAAAGAGGAACATTGTGCGTGGGATTCTAGACAACCCATAATCAGATGAGTAGGATTGATCTTTTTTGGCTGCGGAAATGCCTGTGATCCAATCCAAGACAATCATGAAAAAGAGCACAATCAGGATGTCTTGGCGGTTCGTTCCATATAGATAATGAAAAACGGGAGACACGATTGCACCCGCTGTTGTCGCCAAAGCGTTTGCTGGGGTTGCTACGTTTTCTAGGCTTTGAAGAAATTTCATCAGCTCATCTTCTCCTCACCCCCACGGGGCAAAAATTAAAGGAGCCGCGCTAGCAGCTCCCCTATGAAATCCTTATTTTGTTGAACCTTCTTGTTCAAGTTTCTCGATTCGTTTCTCTAGTTCGCTCATTTTTTTCTTGAACCATGTTCGTATGAGAAGATAAGTGACTACACTCACTGGCAGCCATACGAAAATGATTAACCAAAGAAAACTTCCCCAGTCCCATGTGAATCCAATATCACCATTCATGTAATGTCCTCCCCTGATTCATTCTTAAAAGATAAGACGCTCTGGGTTCCGGGAAAGTCTCAAAGGAGAAGGAGCAGCTCCCCATAAAAAAACACCTTCGCTCTTTTGAGAGAAGGCGTTAAGTTGTTTGTACTGTAGCTAAGTGTTCAGCAACAGGTAAGCGGTAGGGTTCCGGAATTACTTTTTCTGCTTCCATCCCAGTCGGTTCTAGTGACCAGCCGCATTTTACTAAGTAGGCATAAACCGGAATCATATATTTTACCACCATCATTTTTCACCCCCTTTTAATGTTTGAACTTCTTTTTGTAATACCTCAACAGTCTCATGTAATGCAGCTATCGCTTCATAAGCTGATTGGAGCTCTGTATTTACCTTTGCTTGCTCACTTGCACGCAGTTGAGCCAAATCGGTTTGTTTTAAGTGTCTGCCCATGGCTTCGCACCTTCCTATTCGTAACTGATCCCGAAACCGTCAATTTCTATCGGACCTAGCCGCTCTTTTGCGTCTACCGTAATCTTTAGCGCCAAGCCCCAGTCAGGTGCGGTTTTAATCTTGTTTGTAAAAAAATATGGCTCACCAGAAATGAAAGCTGCTGTTACATCTTCCCAAGTCGGGGTAACATCATTCGCATTATTTGAGGCTTGGACAGTTAAGACAGCAGGAGCCCTCGTATCCAAGATTTCGAAGAAGTCCAGGGCGCAACTCATCCCTAGTGCTGCGGGGTCTGCTTTTTCATTTCGATTGACGATCTTAATTTTGTGCGGCCCATAGGGTAATTTCGTGTTTTCATAAACGATTTGCTGCTTGGTATCGCCTACGTACCCCGCAGGTACATACTGACTTACGGTTTTAACCAGTACATCGTCTATATAAACATCTACCAGCCCATACCAATGGCTTAACCAACTGCCAAAGCGAATGCCTGTACCGATAAAAGACAACTCGGCCCAGGCTCCGGTTACCCCTGCTACATATGCAGTTGTTCCCTGGCTGCTTCCAGCGTCTACATAGTTAATGTTGTTCCAGGCAAGCCCGCCGCTGCTGTACGTAATTCTTGAATCAGTGTTTTCTATCCGTTTTACTGCTGGTACGTGAATAGGTAGCGTCGCAAATTTTGATAATACGCTTCGATCTACAGGGGCCGTCGTTTTGATTGGCTTTGTTTGTAGTGCCAGTGTTGTTCCGCAGCGTATCCGTGTTTTACGTTGGATGGTCTGGGTATTATCGACATACGGGTACATGACCGCCAGCATATCCCCGCTATAACGGGGGTCTGTGCCTGCCTGTATTACGTTCTGTTCGGCCAGAGTTATTTCGTACAGGCGTACCTGATCAAGCCATACCGTACCTGCAGCCATCAACCAGAAATACAGGTTTTTGCTTTGCCCTGGGTACGACGATTTCAGCGATACGGCGTACGTTTTAAATTCGGTTGTAAGGCTGAAATCGCCCTGCGCGTAGCCGCCCCATAATTCCGCATGTAGCCTTGTACCAGCGGTGGCTGCTTTCGCACTGAAAATGAGTAAGTACTTGGCATCATCTTTCAAGCCAACGTTATCTAAGGCTATCAGGGCGGGGTTAGCTAACGGAGTACCCGCACCTGTGGCGACGATTTTTACCGACGCGATGCCGCTTGCTTTTGTTGTGTTGTCAATGCTGATGGAATGGTTTCCCACTGCCGTCCATCCCGTAATACTTTCGCAACTACCCTTTGTACCCAACTCGTTTACTAGCGTCTGTTGGTCCGTCCATTCAGAGTACGCACCCGTAGTACCGTCAATGGCTGCCATACGCCAGTAGTACGTCTTCCCTTCTTCCAGGTCAACTTGTGGCGTGTAGCGTACCTTCGTATATTCTTTCAAGCCTTGTATTTTTACTGATATGTCGTCTATATACCCCGTAAGGTCTGCCGTTTCGTCAGTAAACGCACGAATTTGTACGAGAGTAGTATTAGCTGGAATTGTTATGGTTTCAGTAAACTTTAGCCAACCACTTATTGTAGCGTCGTACCACATAGAGCTCGTATCTAATCCCGTATCGGTAATAAGATCTATCTGCAATTTTCCCTTGTTGTGTTGCGTTATTTTCATATAGCCTTCTACAACAATTACATCACCGGGTTTCCAACCCTTCAGGTCTTGGTAAAAACCTATTGCTTTGGACGTTTTGCTTACCAATTTTAGAGCGCTGTTCCCTTTGCGTTTTACCTCTGTGTCTGTTCCCGCGAACTCCCCATCAACAAGATTGCTGTGCATTGGCTTCCAATAGGTACCCGCAGGGCTTTCAAATCCCCCATCTTTCACCAATTGTGCAGGCCGTACCTTGCCTGTCGTAATACCTTGCCACTCCCAAGCTGTACCGTCGAATACCTCCCAGCCTGTAGCGTCTACGTTGCTGGTGAATGTATAAATTTCGGCTTCGGACGACAACTGCAACACGAACGCCTGGGCGTTGTTTTCTACGTCGTCATTTATTGTTGCTTCGAAAACGGGCCGCTTCCCTACCCGCAGCATATCTGGAATATGATCGGGTATCGGCTTACCTGGAGGTACGTTGATAACGAAATACTGCCCTTTCGAAAATCCACTAACCATGCCAGTCGAATCGCTTACTTGTACCTCCCAGTAGTATGCTACTCCTGCTGCAAGTACACCATCTGGTACGTCGTAATACACATTCGTAGAAACGATAGGTCCGCTGTCGTGAACAATACCGTTATCAGACGCTCTTTTTATCCTTACCTGAAAGGCGTTTTGCACATGATTTTCAGTGTCTGCATATGTCCATTGTACGCGTGGCGTTTGGCTTATCATTAAAGGTAAGGCACTTGTCCCTAACGGGCTCTTAGGCGTTACCGTTGGTGCTTTTGTTGTTTTAAAGTATTGACGAGTAGCATAAGGGCTTGCGGCGTCGTGGTTGTCCCATACGATGACTTCCCAACCGTATACTTTGTCAGGCTGCAAAGCTGTTACCCCGCTAGATGGATACGTAAAGGTCGTGCTGCCTGTGGTTACTTTACCACTGTCATAAATAAGTGTTGCCCCGTCGTATATTTTCAGTTGTCGCGCCTTCTGGCTGTTCCCAACGTCTGGGTCAGAAAATGACCAGTTCAGTGTAGGAGTCAACGTCGCTAGTACTGCTGGAGCAGCAAGAGTCCCTGTGGGGTTCATTGAAGGCACGTGTGGGGCTACATTTACTGGTGCAAGCATAAGGGCCATAATCGCAGAATAGCCCCCCCCGCCATGTGATAACGCTGGAGGCTGAGCCAACTGAGTAGAAATATTGTCCAAGTAACCAACAGAAGCTGACCCATTCGTCAGCCACGTATAATTGGGCGGATTTGAAGGTGAAGTATAGCGGTTTACCAGCAGAACGCCCATACCAGGTGTAGAATACCCTGTTGGAATAGACTGGATGGGTGAACCAGACGCATAGCCTGTACTATCCCAGTCCACAATTTGGGCATTCCTGAATACTACTGTAACTTGCGACTGGCTGTTTCCGCTCACCGTAATGTTGGCTGTTACGTCATTATCTACGGTATATACTCTGGCACAAACCGAATCGGGTGAAGCCCCAGCGGTGTTGTACGCGTGGGTATACTTCTGGGTCATACTTCCTGCACTTAGTGTAGCGGTTGCGTCCACCCCGCTGCTCCCAGATGTAGCAAAGGTTACTACTACGTCACCCTTTTTCAAAACAGCGTTTGATATTACCGCCCCAACTCCCAGGGCTTCGTAGGCTTTTGAAATAATTGACAAGATTATTCCTCCCTTCTATACCAGATACACTTTCTTATTCTTGCTGTCATGCTTTGTAGCCCCGTTCAATAGGGTTACATCTTCTACATCTATAAAGGATTCAATATAAATATTGCTTGTCAAACCATTTAAAATTGCCCCTTTTACCGTCTCCAACTCAAGAGCCATTTCCAAAATGTTTTTTTCATTAATATCTGCCCTCCAATGCAGATGAGCTATCTCTGACTTTGCTACAGTTTCTAATTGCTCTATTTTTGAATCGATCTGATCAAAGTTTTCGTTAATTTTTTTAGCCCCTGTCAAAAGACTGTCAGGGGCGCTTGGATCGATAGATATACGATTCTTCATTTACGTCACATCCTTATGAGGTATGCACCATCAATGCCCGCGCTTTCGGAGTTATTGTCATTACAGTCGTGTTCTGCTTTATTCGAATTCTCAGCTTTGTGGAGGATGAAACAGTGCGTTCAAACTTCAATCGCGTAAACTCGTCATCAATAGGCGTTTGTTCGGTTGCCGATCCCATAGCCGCCCACGTCTTCCCACCATCGATGGAGTATTCAACAGTTTGTGACGTACCACTTGGTGTACTCAACTCCACGTATACAGTAACTTTCGTAAATGGGGCTGTTGCTGAAATTTCTCGACTCATATATACGCCATTCTTTTTATAGGCCATCGGGATTAGACTTACACTCGACTGGACGACTGGTGACGAACCAGATGTCTTAAATAAAGCCCGTACATGTACCTTGTTCGTTGGCTGCGTTAACCATGTCACATCCAAATCATCAAGTGCATACCAATTTCGCTCATCTATGGAGTATTGCCACAACAGCGCCGAATTTCGAGGTACAAGTTGACTTGCTGAAAGGACAAGTTGAGTCACTTGGTTGGTAGATACAGGATTAAATTGGAGCTTTGCATCGTTCATAAATTTGGCTCCGTAAAGCTTAAACTTCAAGTCGGAGTCCTGATGTGCTGTCCATGCCGAACCGTTGGAGCTTGAAAACAGGACACCCACGTCATATGGCTGGCGTGAAACAGTTTTCCTAGACAGGAGGTCTTGTGCACTCATTCGTGCTACAAACGCTCTATATTGACTAGAAGGTGTCAGAAGCACGATCGCATACTCCGTATTCGCCTGTAGTAAGATCGGCTCAGGAAACCTTACCTTTGTTGCCCTACTACTATCATTGGATACGTTCACCTGAGAAGAATTGATCGCGACTGAAGATAAGATCGTCATAGAAGGATAACCATTCACTACTGTGCGAAGTTGTACCGTTAAGTCCGCTACCGGGTCCTTCGTGCCCAAGTACAAATCAACTGATGTCACAAACCGCTCATCTGTAAGCATAAAGGTTTGTGCAAGTGGATCAGTCAGTCGCCAAGATGGAATCTGCCAAAACGTCTGCTCGACCACCTGCTTCCTACCAGTCCCTACATAAGACGCTTTCGCTTCATTTTGTTTGGTAGCCATCCTTACACCTCGTTCCAGAAATAGACTTCACGGGTTCCTGTGCGTACATTAGCTGGGATTATAAATGTGCAACTGAATCGTCCTTGAGCATTCGCTCTCACTGTGTTGGGCAGCGTACCGGCTGCCGATCCGTTTATCGGAGTAAGGTTTACCGGGATGCCATCAAATGTCGCCTTGATATTGTCACTGTTCGGTTCAAAACCTTCCCCGACCACTGTTACCTCACGCTGCCGTATGAATGGAACTTGTTCATCTAAAATGACCTTTGTTTCAGTCCGAGTCGTTCCCGTCGATCTCCAATCCGCCCACCATCCCCAAACGGATTGTGTAACTGTTGACGTCTCCACCCAGGTATCATGAGAAGGGGTCAAACGAATTGTGGCCAAATTCCCGAACACTTGATATGGATTTACATTCATGGTTTCTGTTGCAAAAGGTTGATCAATGAGTACCTCTTCGGTATATGGCAAGGTAATTAACCGCTCATGGAATCGCACGGTAGATGCTGCTTGATTTACTTGCATCTCTATAAAGCTATTCTCAACTGCTAACTGTACCGTTTTTTCACGCGGGTTAATCATTGCGTTAAAGTCAGGATGGGTAACGTCGGAGCGTTCAAAATTGGTGAAGTTATCTGTAAAAACACCCTTTTTCGCTAGTGACGGATCAGAGTTTTGCGCCGCCCGATCCAGGTCTGCCAACGCTTGGTTGTACTCTGCACGTTCTAAACGATCAAGGAGAGAACGCAGCTCGAGCATCGTCAATCGTTTAGGTTTCCGATTCGAAACTACAACAGCATCTGAATTTGGAGGTAGATAAAGCTCTCCTAGTTCTAAGACATCGGGTGGTGAAGAAGGAGGGTAAGGATTCATGTCCGACTGACCATGTATGACATGAACTTCTCCTTGATAAGTAAGGTAGTAAACATCTTTCCGCCCGAGAAAAAATTCATAGGTCGTCTGGAAAGTCGAGTTCGGTACAGGCCTATCACTTCCAAGCCATTTTACCCCGTTGTTATCCAACGTTACATCTGTCCCAATAACCATCAGTTTTGTATAGCGATACGTGACTGTATACGACGTCCCACCTGATGGCTCGGCACCTGCCAATGACCAGTCTACGGCATCACCTGAGAGTTGAAAGTCTGTCCCTTTGACATAACTTGTACTGCCGGCCTGTATCGAAACAATATCTACAACAGGTGTCATTGGTAAAAGGTCTGAGGTTCCTGCCACATTTCCCCGAGTAATTGTCTGTGTCTTCTCTACGGTTGCTGTAACCGTCTGTAAAGCTTTCACAGGCTTTGAATTTAGCGGGTAAAAGGATGTATTAGACAGATACGTCTTCGTTTCATTAACAACCACACGGGTGTCCAGTGCTTTGGGAATAGCAAGTCGCAGGGGAACCAGCTTATCAATTTGATATCCAAGAACATAGGCTCTGCCTGCGTCGATTACGAGCGTTACGTTCGCTGCATCCCTTGGCTCTATATATCCATCCATTCCTGAGACCAAGAATGAACCATTTGTGTCGTAGCTTCTACGAGCTAGAATCGGGGTAAATCCTTCGAGCTCAGGCGGTAATTTGGATGTGATGAGATCCCCGTTCACCAGACGATACATATGAGTTGCTTCTGGATCATCTACTACCCAAGTCGGATTCAAAATGGTTCGCTGAGCACCAGGCATGCCATAATTAAAAAACCCAACCGCAGGATCATACAGGGTTGGGTCATCTTCATATGTGATTGTTTCTGGATTGACCCGCAACCCAATGCTTTCCTCTCCAGTTCCCTTTATCCTCAGTGTTGTTTCCGGTACATCGTGGATGATTCCCCCTAGATATACCCGTGCTGCTGATACGATGACAAGCGTTTTCTCCTTATTAATCAATAACTGCCCGCCCTCTAAGATGTGACCTGATCCGAAGATTACGTCCCCTATTTGCTTATCCCGATAGAGTGACATGGCTTGTAGTTCGTTCAGCTCAGCAGTTTGAACCCGGCGACCGCCGACAAAATCAACAGACTTCCATCTATTCATAGGATCGAATCGGTTGTATACTTCCTTTGCCATCGTTACCCTCCTTACAGCTCCAAGATATACTCAATGCTTTCGCGATGGGTGACTTCCCGTTGCAGTGGCGACTGATTCGTCACAGCTAACAAGAAACCTATATCCTTCACTTCATCCGGTTTGACTACCTGTTTATTTACCGGTGACCCATCTACCAAGATCGTGCCCGCATATACTCCTGTTTGACGATAATTACATATTGGAAACTCGTCATACCTCAACCAAGCCTGTACATATAGCCAACGGCAATCAATTGCCCGCGCTTCAACTTCCTCAATGAGGCGCCACTTCTGGCCACGTTGTATGATCGTTCCATTTGTATCATCTGGCGTTACAAACCTCACTTGGTCAGCTCGCTTCAACGCAACAATCTCTGTCATCGTCTGACCATAGGAGACATCTGGAACCTTCTCGGAGTTTTCAGGGTTCCACGGAGATGTTTTTCCCACAGCGATAAACACATTCTTGTCCCTGTACAGATTAAAGGTCTGATACGTTTTCATGCCTTTTACATCACTTGTTTTTGAAGGCAACTCCTACACCCCCTAATTTGTTTTCGTAACCTTTGATTGTTGAATATAGAACACTTCGTCAACAAACGTTACGTCATCCGTAAAAAATACATTCGGTGACCACCAACTCATGCGATCATGCTTTATGCTTTGAAACGAATACTGAGTTCGCGAGTGGTTTGTCATTTTTTCCTTACCGCTCAGCTCATCATCCCCATGGTCAGTGGTAAGAATTGCCCCATATCTATCCATACTTTGACTTGCTGATCCTCGTTCATACTCGATCTTGTGAGATAACGCAATCGAAAATAAATATCGAAAGCCTGCTGGTCCCATTAATTTGACAATTCCTTGTGCTACACCAAGTGTCTCAGGCGTTGTGAAGATGACTGCTGTTAACGGGGCAAATTCCCAACCATCTGCCATTACTCCAAACTCAGAGAGTTCAACACCATCTTCAGGCATGAGGCGATAAGATTCTTGTAAGCCATATCCTTGTGAAAGAATGGATTCAACTGTCATCCTGCCATTGGTTGCTCTTAGCTTTGCAAGCAGGTCCTCATCATCGGCGGCATCTAATTCACGCCTCCAGAGCTCTAAGGAGTCCTCATACATGAGGTGAAGAAAAAAGGCTTTCCATATATCACTATCCACTGGCAAATAGTCGGAGACAGCGCTCATAATCGCACGCATATGTCTACTTTTTTTATAGTAACTAGGTAGTTCACTCAATAGAGCATTGACTTGCTCTTCGCTCATACGATAGTCACCACCGGATCAATTTGAGCATCTGGCCTTAGTGTAATGCTCGTTGTTGGTACTATAATTTTGGCATCCGTTGCGCCAGCCCCAACTAATACAGCAAATATCTGCGCTAAAAATAGCGTTCCTCCGACTCCAATCGAATTGGTATATGCCAGTATTGTTTGTCTGGCTTTTTCTTTGTCTATTCCCGTTACCACAACTTCAATAGGTACAGTTTGTCTACTGACATGTCTAACGACAAGATCAAGCCCTGGTGTTTTACGGCGATCAATTAATTCTCGAACTGTCTCCAATAAGTTAGGAATGGTGCCGCCAACAACCAAGTCAGCAGTTCCGATCCCTCTTATCAAGTTCAGTCCCCTTGCGTAGTTTACACCAGGTATTGACAGCGCCCAACGTTCATAGTCAGATAACGCTCCACCACGCTCAGGATTACGTTTATGGCGCAATATTCGGTTGCGTAAATCCTCCGTTGGCTCGTTTTTATCTAGTGCTAACCCGTAATCTATTGCCATGAGCTCTAGGTACTTCCTCGTTGCAGTTACAGCAAATGCTTGTTCGATGATCTTGCCACGTTCTTTATGATGTTTGAATAAGGCTAGTGCAATCGGAGCAAGAGCATCGTAAATAATTGAACCTTCACTTCTGTCCAGATCTTCTGGGACGGTGAGAAGCATTTCATATAAAATTTGCTGGAAGGTTGAGCTTTCCAGAAAGCTAAGATCAGTTTCAGACATTGATACTCATCTCCAAGACCCCTTCCTCAGTAACCATCAAAAAGGATATTTTCATGGTGTTACCTACCCACTCAAAAGAGAAATTCTCGCAACGTTCTATCCCATACAAATATTCCAAAGCCTCCTTTACCAACCGCTTAGCCTCTGCCTGCTTCCACGCTCTCGTTCCATCACTCCTAATCACTTCTTTCAGTTCATTCCCATAATCTGAGGAATAAATAGAAAACATATAGCGATCAGTACGTAATGCTTTTGTGGCTTTTTGGAGTAATGCCTCTTCTCCATCAATCATTACCGACTTGCCGTCAGGTCGAACGGCAAACTGTCCTGTTTCGAAATCAAACTTATACGTTCTAAGCACATTTTTAATGGGTCGTAGTTCCTGTGCTGGGCTATCATCTTTCACTGGGAAAACCGGAAAAATACTCATGGGCGTTTCACCCTATCTAGGATGTAATAGGCAGAGTCCACAGATAACACGTGTACTTTATCGTTCAATTTCAAAACGTCCTCAAATTGCAGTAACAAATAGTTATGTTTAAACGAGGTAAACGGCGCAGCCACGTCATCCGTGTCTAAAAAATCTTCCTTTTTCATGTCACCCAAATCACGTTCTGCTTTTTCTTGATGGGTAATCGTGACAATTCGTGTATGTCTCGTCAAGTGTTCTAAGACAGTAATAAACTCTTTCCCAATTGGTTCTGTCATACCATCTATCAAGATTTTCAAATCGGGTGGTGGCTTAATGACAGTTGCCAACTCTATCCGTATATCCTTTGGGGGTGGATTTGTCCCACCAATTCCTTGTTTTTGATTGGCACCTGAAAGTACGTGAGCAAGCTTTTGAAAGCCATTCACCTTCCATTCACCTCCATCTGCAAATCGAGTTTCATTTCATGGTAGCCAGGTCGTATCGTATGGCTGTCGCCGAAAACAGTAAACACCCCTTGTAGCTTCGTGATTTCCTCGTAGACTTCAATTTTTGTCCCTGCAATGACGTCATCGATGCCCAAGGAAGTAACGGAAGCCTGCTCCTTAACTCGGCTTAGATTCTGCAATTCTTGCTTAGCCACCTCAATTTTGTTTCCCCGGTCTTCATCTTGTATTTCTATCACCTTAACAAGATGGCCGTACCGTTTAGCGTTGATAGAATCAACTTCATCATGAAGGACAGAAATGTATTCACTGTCGCTTCCGACCACTCTTACAACTGTTCTCATGTCTGCAATTGATCGTTTCCGTTCCGCGTTTAATAGATTACTTCCCTGCTGGACTTTCCACTGAATTGTTTGCCCTCGCTGTGTTCCCACATAAATCTTCCCTTGGTCAATCCAGCACCAATACCGAACACCAGTAGAGCGAAACACTTGATTGAGGACGTCTACAACTGCATCCCATACACTCTTTCCGCGAATGACTTGTTTTTCCACGGCAGGCATTGCTCCTATGCCCCCAACAGGAATGCCATGCTGCGCGAAAATGCGCTTTAGAAGCTGATCGGCAGCCTCACCTGTTGAAACCACAGCTACATCGTTATTGAGTAAATAAAAGCCGAAATCATATGCTACTGCGTTGATATCTCCTTTTGCTGTCCTTCCTAAGTCAACAATCATACCTGTGAAAAGTGAGCGTGGAGTGCCGGACATAAAGGAAATCAACTCTATCAGGTCGCCTTCTTCTACATTCACATCAGGCCAAAAGCGATCCCGACCATTGTTGGTTTTAACAGCCAGAGAACGCTTTGCTTCCTGACGACTTCCGGACCATGTTGCTTCTGAGAAGGGAAGGAGCAGCGCTTGCTTACCCGGCTTTTGAAATCGAACCTCGTAATGATATCTTGGCAGCATCAGTCTCCCACCTTTCCGCCCAAGATTTCATCGTGAATTATACTTGTCAACCAATGATTTTTTTTCTTCTTTTTTCTTGGTGGCTGACACCTTCGCTTTTCGTGTATCCGGTCGCTTCCCTTTACCCGTTGTTTGGAAAGGAATGCTCACTTCAGTACTCTCCATGGTCACGAACCGATACTCTTTCAGTGCTAACTTGAAATCTATGTCAAACCCGTCCCATTCATAGGAAAAATCACGTATGGTAACAGCAGCATTGATTTCGCTACCTGTGACGGTAAAACGAATTGGATACCCTGAGTTTTTCCAACGTTTCATGGTTTCCACGAACTCCTCTGGGGATGGAAAACCATCATAATCGCACAGTCCCGGATCATATGTTTCAGGCCAAAAGGTAGAAAAAGAATACTCTTCCAAGGTTGGCTCTCCGATGATAGTCGCCTCTCCTATGGCGACAAGTTCAATATCGATGTAGCTGTGCCCGATCTTTACTGCTATTTTGGGTGGAATGACAGGAAGACGAAGCTTTTCAACGTTATTGTTCCAGGCTAACCAGAACTCAAGGTGCTTGTATTTCACTTGTTTCTATATCTCTCCTCTCAACATAAAAAGCACACCCGTTTGAGTGTGCTTCTACTTTATTAATCTCCTAGGCTTTTTAAGTGGAAACGCCTATTCTTGATTGACAATTGCTGTAATGGAAAAAATCCAGTAATATAAGTTATATAACTGGATTACACTAAAAATGACCGCAGGTGTTCCAGCACCTACGGCCTATACAACAGACGTTCCCTACATGGGGGCGGCTCAAGGATTAACTAGAGATAGACCTCTCCGGATTTGGACCCAAGGGAGGTCTATTTCTTTTTGGGGAAAGACAGGATCGCTACCACGAGCATTGCGAATGAAATCATCAACGTCAATGCTTGGAACACTGTCACAGGCGTCACCTCCCCCCGTTTCCGACATGGGAGATGAGCCGACCACCCTTGAGGAGCCGCTTCTGTTGTATATGGAAGATTATAACACGTGAAAGCTTCGGTATGAGAATATATTTCCTCTTATTCAAGCACGATAGAACCTGTACCAGCTAATACGTGTCCGATTTTTTCTGCAAGCAAATCAGCCATCTTCTCACATAAGCTCTCTAATTCTTCCTCAGAATTCTCTATTGTTGATTGCCCAGTCAATTGAATAGTGGGACGGAAGTCTATATAAAAAGAAGTTGGCTGCCCACTTGGACTTGTATACTGTGCCTGAGTTCCACTTGCTATAGAAGGTGTATAACTTGGAACCTGACTAAAAGCACCATCCAAAGCTGAAACTAATGAGTCACTTGACGCTTCAACACCCATTGCCATAGTCTCAGGAATAGCCATCCCACTATCTGTAAGGCGAGAAAAAGGACCCAGCTCAGCATCAGAATGTGGTAAGAATTGATCAGCCCATTCTAATGCACTGGCAATAGCATTTGCTACTTCGTCCTTAACAGATAAGATCCCGTCAACGATTGTCAGTATGATTTTTTTGCCGCTATCAAACAAGCCACTTATCCACCCATCAAACCAGCCGTCGATCGTAGTAAAGGCGTTGAAAAAAGTTTCCTTTATTGTCTCCCAAGCCCCCGACCAGTCACCTGTGAGGAACTGAATAAATGCTGTGAACAGACCTTTCCAGAATTCAAATTGCATTTTGAAATATGCTGTAATTCCATCCCAAACTGCTATCCCCGCATTTTTAACCCATTCCCAGCCTGCTACTAGATAAGCACTGACCATATCCCAATTTTCGTAGAGCCACCAGCCAATTGCTATTAAAGCTATTATCGCAGCTATTACAAGAAGAATGGGCCACAAAGCACTTATCGACGCTATGCCAAATCCAGCCATCGCACCTGACATTGCTGCAAAGCCTGCTGATACAGGCATCCATATTCCAGCCAAAAAGATTAATGGTCCCACCAATAAAGCTAGGGCAGCCATTACCATCAAAAATGAAACTGCCACCTTCGTGATGAACGGATGCTCTTTTGTAAATGACCCAATCCCCTTTGCAATTTTCGCAAGAAGACCAACAATTGGTTTTGCCACTTCTAATACGGAGTCACCTATCGGATCAATTGCTAGCTTCATTTCGTTTGCCATCGCTTGCCATTCATTCGAAACTTGGCCAACTATTTCAGTTGTTTTTCCTGCAAAATCTTCAAGTGGACCAGCATTAAGCATGGACATTAAAGCCTTCCGTCCAACATCTTCATACTGAGTTCCAAAGACGTTTCCCAAGACGTCATCTTGTAACTTCTGATCCTTGATAGAAGCAATCCCTGCTGTAATCGTCATGATCGCATTTTCTGCTTCTTTTCCACCGGCTTTGATTTGATCGAGCATTTTGAACAGTTTATCCTCACCGAAAATACCTTCAAGAGCGCCTAAGGCTTTCTCATCCAGCGCTTTGTTCAACCGAATACCAAATGACTCTTTAAAAGCATCACCAAGCTTGTCAAAATTGAGCGCCCCTTTTTCGGCTCCTGCAACGAACATACCCATCATCTGCTCTGCACTTAAACCTGCCTCTTTAAACTGTGGCGAGTATTCCCAAATAGTATCAAGCAGGTCGTCAGCCTTGTCTCCGACGCGATGGTATGCCGCAAAGATCATATCCAAACCTTTAATCGGATCAGTTGCCCATTGCTCCTGCATCATATCTAGAGCTTTGGCAGTCCCTGCTTGATCAAGATTTCCGAAAGAAGCCTTTTCGAGAGCAAGGGCTCCTTCGGCCACTTTTCTAATCTGTTCGTCTGTCCCCTCAAGTAACTGACGAAACCGTCCATAGGCTTCTGCTGCTTCCATTGGTGTTTCTACCAAACCTGATGTGAATACCCCTTTGGCGCTTTCTGACAAGCTTGACATCTCAGCGTCAGTAGCACCTACATTCGCCTGAAGAATACCAAGAGCTTGATCCATGTCATGCGCTGCCATAGCAGCAGTCGACAATCCTGCTGTAACGACAGCGCCTCCTGCTGTTGCCAGCCCGCCAATTTCCTCAAGGTGTCCTGCTACGGCATCTACATGTTCAAGTGATGCTGCTGCTTCATCACCAGCTTTTGCAGCTTCGCGCAGAGCTCTTTCCAGCCTCGAAGCCCCTTTACCATCAACGGCACTGGCTTCTTGATCTACATCAGAAAGTTCCCGGGATAGTCTTGTTGCTTGCTGGTAAGCGTCATCCAAGGCACGTTCCATTTCCCTGATCGCGCCGTCATCCATGTTTTCAATCGCATCTTCCACATCGCTTGCAGCATCTTCCACATCATCGAAAGCATCTAGGGTTTTGCCGAGCAAACGCAGGAGAGAAGTGAGTTGCCGACTTATCTTGTCTTCAAAGGCAAGAGTTGTTGTCGCTGCCATTGGTTATCTCCTCCTCCCCTTTACCCGCCGACCCTTTTGTCGTTCTAGTTTCTTTGCCTGCTCTGCTTTACGCTCCATTTCCATCGCTGTGGAAACCAAGACGAACTGTTTTTCGCGTTCTGGTAGGCATAGAATTTCTGACGGTAGCCTTTCTTTCTCTTGCCAGATATAAGAAAAGAGAGCCAACTCAGGACTCTCTTTTATGAGTTTTTTACCTCTTCCTCAGCCTCCTCATCATCCGAGAAATCGCTGATCTTAGAGATTGCCTCATGAAGTGCATCAATTTCATTCGGACTGAAAATGCAAGGGACTACATCAACAGCAGCAATCTTACCGAACTTCGCAAGCACTTGTTGAGAATCAATGTGAAAATCTGTACGATCCGTATCGATACCTGCAATGATGATCTCTGCTTTCAAACGCAAGTCATCAAACTCCACTTTCCGTTCTGCTTTACTCTTCTTACCGGAAACAGAAACTTTCAATGCTGCCTTTCTTGCCTTGAAATAAACTTCACCGGAGACCGAACGGATCGGTAGCTTAACGCCTTTCTTCTTCCAATCCCATACGTCCTTTACGACTTCTTCCGTATTCATGTTTAAAAAATCTTCCATCGTCAAAAACTGACTCATTTGAGATTCCTCCTTGGAATAGCCCTGGTATTTCAAATAAACTCGTAGTCGTCAACTGTACCTTCGAGGGTTGTATCCTCATCCAGTTCACCGTGACTCCATTTTGCTAATGACAGAGAGTCGGGACAAAAACCAGTCACTGCGACGCGATACTTGCCAGCAATTTTGTCGTCGAGTTCCCCAATGAAATTCACTTTCTTTTCGGGGTTTGCCGAGATTTCCATGATGAGCTGCTGGATATCCGATGTACGTTCAAACGTAGCTGTCATGCTAACAGATGATGCCAGCACACGATGTCTTTTCCGAAGCTTCCCAGCCCTCTTACTTTCACCCTTCTCAAATTCCTCAGAGAGCTCAAAGCCAATGCACTCGGGGAGTTCCCTTCCATTCTGGTCATAAAAATGCCCATGGGTACCGGAATACGTTTCTTTCATGCTGTATCACCTCACTTTGATTTGTTGTAGATATAAATTTTTTCGAGAGCATCTTGATGGCGGAAGCCAGCAATGAAATGGCCCGCATTACGAGCTGGTGTGTAAATCGGGTCCTCCCCGTGATATTCGGGGTCTTCAATGAATTCGTAATCATTCGCGATGACTTCCAGCATGGCGAGTGGTCTAAAGACCTCTTGCTTCATCATCTGGCAAAAGGCAGCGCGGCGAGCAGGGCTGTTGCTGTTTGGCTGCTGACGAATCCACTCCTTTCCTGCTTCCTCTTCTGCATGGAGAATGGTGTGGAAGGTGTCAGCCACCCGAATCTTGCCGTAATCTTTTGACTGATCAGGCCCCGGAATTGTCAGGGTATTTACAGGCTCCTGGATGATAACCTGCCGATTGTCCATGTTCAGCATGAGCACGCCAGCTTGCACCATTTCGATTAAGTCCGTATCCGGGTCCCACTCATGCGTTAAGGATTCGAACGGGGTAATGTACAATGCCATCGTGTAATTGAGAGGCAGTGAAGCCATCAGGGATGCAATGTAAATTGCCACTTTTGAACTCGCATAGGTGTTGCCTTTCCAACGTGCTCCACTTCCTACATTGACAACAGCCATGTGGTTCACATCGGTAGATGCTTTCATGATGGTTTGCTTGTTTTTATCCCTTGTTTCATCGCCGCCGAAAACAAACTTGATGTAATTACCTAGCGCATTTTGCTGTTTAGTCCAGTCTTCTGCTGCCGCATTTAAGGCAGGATCAGCAATTCCAAGAGTAAATACACCGTACTTGCCTTTCTGAGTCGCAAGGGCATTTTGATATGCCGTGTATTTTATTGCCTCCACACTGGTTCCACTGTTACCCCCAGTCAGGTTTACACCTGCTGTGGCTTCGGGAAGCGTATCAGCTATCTTTTTCAAGACAACAAACTCGCTATCACTGAAAGCCTGAACCAGCTCATCCACCGTTTTCGCTGCCCGACTGTCCACCAGCTCCGCTCCCCGATAGATCAGCAACTCTGTTTTAGTAGCATCCAACAAACTGGGCTGCACCACGACTTTCAAGTTATTACCTGCCTCGCCTTTGTACTTGGCTTCCACAAGTAGAACGTCAGTTGCATTCCTCTTCAAAGTAACACTTGCAACGGCCGCATTATCCCCTGCCACGCGGTACAGCAATACCTCCATTGGATAAGGGTTAGCTGCCCAAATCAAATGAAACGCTTCTGTGACTCCGAAGATTTTCTCAGCGGAAGCCTTGGTTCGGACTGTTACAAATTCCCCGATTGGGCCCCAATCCGCGACGATTGGTAATGCAAGCTTTCCACGATTGCCGATTGTTGTTTGCTCTTTGATGAAGGACTTCAAAAAGGAGTAGACACCGGATAAGACCTTGTTTTCTCCCAACTGATATTGTCCGGCCATTTACTTCACCGTCCTTTCCTTGAATTTCTTCACGAATTCCTCTGCCTGATCGACTGTCATCTCGTCTGGAGCATCAAAAAAGGTAGCAATTGCTTCGGTTCGGTTTAACCCGAACTTCTGCTCCGCTACCTGCAATATTTGCTCTTTTTTATAAGCTGGTTTATCCTGCTCCTGTTTGCGAGCCATAACGTTTGTCTCCTTTCCTCAGTGATTCATCATAGCGTGTATGAATAACTTCTAACGGGTCGTAAACCACCGGAGTATAAGGGATATAAGCGGTGTACTTCAATTCAAACGATCGGTCTAAGTTATCTGGCTTGCTCATGGTCAACCGACACTCTCGCAGATATCCCACTTGCTTCTTGTCCGGGCCGTAGAGTGGAAGAATCCAGCTCCGATCCGCAAGGTCTTGACTGACAGCCAAAGATAACCTCGTAAGTTGCTCTATATCCTTTGCCATCAGAACAAAGTTCATCGTCCCTTTCTCTCGGTATGCATCAGCACGCCGTGGCTCCGGAATACGAAATGGCTCTTCAACAAACCAAATGGGCCGTTTAAAGTCCTTGGGTACAGAAAGGTTCTCTGTTTGGATTCCTGTCAAAGAAAATAGCCAGTGTCGTACAGACAGCACATCATCCCCCATCTGGAAACAGCCTCCTTGCTAAATCATCTAGCTCTTCTTTTACCAACTCGTCCATGATTGACTCAACCTCTGCTGTCGATCTCGCAAGATAGTGAACGCCAGGAACGCGCTTCCCTTTCAAGATCATGCCGTCTGGATGATCAGGGACATAAATGAATTTTTCTCGATCCCAGTACCCCGGCACAAATTGCCCTTTCCTCTGAGTGAACCCTTCTTCCACGTAACGCGCATATGACAGGTTGGTGCCTACCGTGATTTCAGCTCGAAGCCCACTTAGGACCAAATCAAATACATTTTCCTTGTGACCAATAACCAGAGAGGCTCGAAGAATCCCGTCCCGTACTGGAACCCTATCTTGAGCTCCCCGTAACACCTGCATACCAGCCATACGGGCAACCCGATCCATAGAAATCTGTACTTCACGTTTGTTATGCTTTTTCAAACGTTTGTACATACGCTCCAGCTCTCTCTTATCTACCTTTGCCATCAGATTTCCGGTTCCTCTCCCGTGACAGGATCGATCATTGTAATCACTACTTCGTAATGATGTAAGCTTTCAGCTCCATACACAGGATAAGGGAGACTGACTACATACAGGTTGCCTGCGAATTCAGGTTGCTCAATCATGAGGCGCATACCTGCCTTCAAATCTCCATACAGGGTGTGCATGAGGAAGTCCTGAGGCGTCGCCTGTCGCCCTGTAAGCTGCTGAATGCGACCGGGGGAACCAGACACCCTGCAAGGCACTTTCTGAACAACAGGAAGCCATTCTGAGCGGTCTTTCCCCCCAGTGAAAGGGTCAGCTTCCCCCCCGACATTCAAAAGGGTAAAAGAGTGGCACAGAAGCCGCTTATATTCGGTTAGATCATCCACAGCTTCTGCCCCCTATTCTTGTTATATTTTTTGAGGATACCTTCGACTTTTGGATCATTGCTCACATAGGAAAACGTCTCCTGATAATCCCCTTGCTTGGTACTGCTCAATCGTCGATCTTGGGCCATGTCTTTGACCACCATTGCAACGGCCAGTTTCAATTCGAGAGGAACAGGATCAGGTACCGTCACCTGTCCCTCCACATAAACATTCGCCCGTAGAATGACTGGATCAAGACGACTTAGCTCCCACGAATCAAATTCAGCATAAAAACCGATCAGCTCATTACTTGTCAGAATTGCCATCGGTATTCACCGGCGTCTCTTCATCTGCTACAGGGTCATCTTCCAGCTTGTATCCCAATGGTTCGTACACGACTTCAAATGCTTTCCGCGTCACTTTTATTTTTTTCTTGTCCTTGCCAGTGGTGATTGTCAGCATATCATTTGGTTTTTTCATGAACGATAGCTCCTTTCTATAATTAAGGTGTAGGTACAAATCCGGTAGGACGCAGGACAGCAAATGCCCCTTCTTTGATTACAAGGAATGCAACTTGGAACGTAGCTTTCAATGCAACCATGTCTTGCTCAGCAAGAGAAAGAGGCTTCCCATCTGCTCCAGTAATGGAGTGAAGAGTCGCCTCACGTAAGATTTCATACTCAATATTTTTAAGAATGCCTGTCTTGGCCTTTTTGAAGTCACCAGCAATCAGGTCAGCTTTTGTTTTGTCCCAAGCACCATTTCTGCTGTACTCAATCGGCAGCGAATACAGTGAATCTTCAGCTACTCCTTCGCGTACAGATGAAAGGTAAAGAGGATCACCTTGGCTATTTTTCAATCCGCGCAAGGATGTCTTTAATCCGGTATGCCCAACAAACGCTCGTGGCTCTTGGTCATCAGCTTCAATCAGTGCCATGACATTGTTTACATCATCGGCCAGATTCTGACCCGCGACAGAACCGCGAGTAAAGCTGTTCCCCACATTGATAGCTGCCCCCAAGATATTAGAAGTAAACGGAGACTCCGTCCCCATGATCGTAGCTGCATCCAATTTAGTATGGAATGCTTCAACAATGTACGGCTTCAGTTCTTCAAACACATCGATTCGTGAGCGATCCAGTGCTTCCTTTGTCATTGGAATGATGACAGCCAGCTTCTTAGCGGTCAATGTAACCTGTGTCCAGGAAGCTGTCGAGGTTTTGATACGTTCTCCCTCCCCGACCCAGTAAGCCCCAGGCTTATCTAGAAATACTGGAATCTTTTTTGTTGCTGTTGTCATTGGTTCCAGTTCGGAAAGTTTCAAAATAGCCGAACCGCGGACTACATCCTTGATGATCTCTTGTGATGTCTCTTCCGGAATCAATCCGCTAAGGCTGCTGCTGAACGTTACTCCCTCATTGAATCTTTGCAAATCGAAATGAAGTGGTGCTCGTTTTACTAGTACCATGCTATTCATGAATGATTGCCCCCTTTTAGATGCGCTGCAATTTACGCAGGTCTGAGATATTTGGAATAGTAGACTTTTGGCTAGCTTGTGGCTTTGCTCCAGGAGTAGTTCCCCGCGGTGTTTCGTCTGACTTCAACCAGGGTTTGGAAGTGATCAACTCAGTCACATACTTATCGATGTTTTTAACCTTGCCTGCATCCGTCACTTCCACCTTAGACAGATCAGCCAGACGAATCGCATCCGACAATTTATCTGGGTCAATCCCCTGCTTTATTGCCTCCAAAGTGAAGGCATTTTCAATCCGGAGGGATTGGATTGTACCATTGGCGTTCTTCAGGTCAGTTTCCCGCTCTAACAACTTTTGTTCAGCAGTTTTTTCAGCCTCTTGCTTTTGCTTATGGGAATCAACGATCCCCTTTAAGTCATCTGTCTTTTCGATGCCCAGCCCTTTCAAGAAGTCCCTGACCGCTCCTTGTAGTGCGGAATCGTATTCCTCTTGTGAGGAAAAGGCTACCGCAGGCTTACTTTCCCCGCCCTTATCGCCGCTACCATTTTGTTGTGCGCCTCCGTCATTTGCTCCAGCAACTCCACCGGAACCACCGCCTCCATCGTTACCACCTTGCCCACCTTCCCCTTCGCCATCATTGAATCGTTGCAAACGGAATAACCATTGAGACTTTTTCACTTTGTTCCTTCCCCTTCCAGATTTTGAATTTCTAAAGACACATAATCCGGGTATTGTTGTGCTATTGCTTGAATCCCCAGCAACGCGGTTTGCATGATGGTAGAAACCCCAGCACATACAATGTCCTTGCCATGCTCAGCATAATTCGCATGACCAATGGCATGGATTTTCATTTCACCGTTGTCCAGAAATGCTTGAATCTTGATCACATCGATCTCGCCTCCTTTCAATACCAAAATAAAAAAACCGCCAACATAGCTCGGTTTTCTACAGTAAAAAAACATGGTATAATCTACCAGGATAAACCTCCTGGAGGATTGAGGAATAAATGGTACATCATCTTAAAAGAGCCTTTATCTTTTCAATCATTATTAATCTTCTTTATTACGTTGTTGTACCTATCATTTCAGGCATGTTCTTAACACATTTCTACGTACCTGATGTTGTTAATGCTTATGATAATGTGAAATATTTACAAAACGAAGTTGAGTTTGGCGTAATTAACAGAACAAACTTTTCCAGCATTCTCTTAAGTCTTCTTGCTGGCATAGGCATTTACGGTTTACTCATCACAACTATTCACTTTTTCAAAAAAGGCCGTCCTTAAAGTAGGCTAAACCGAAATCCCTTTCTCCCGTCTCCATTCCTCGTATGTTCGAGCTGAGGTGTATCCTCTCTCCTGATCAATCCGGTAAGAGCGCTCGCGTTCCAACTTCTCCAAGACCTTCGATTTCAATACTGGCCGCCAGTACGATCGGCAATTTGGATGATTTGGTATGCGTTCACCCTCACGCCCTGGATTGTCGGCTGTATCATAGTCAAGCGGATATCTCTTGCCGTCTAGCTTGCGGCACTCGGAAGAAGTCCACTTGTCCAACGTGGCACAAAATTCTTTTTCACTCACAATATCTGAATTAGCTTGGTAAGCCATCGTTTGCCCTTGGGCAGCAGCCCGGTTTAGTTCTGTACGAGCAAGGCGTTGGGCGCTTGACCAACTCTCTGATGTTCTTTTCGTAATCTCCTTAGCTGTTCGGGTCACACCCCATCCCTGAGTTGCACCCTGAGTAATTACATCTTCCATGGCTGCCGCCAACAGGTCAGTACGCATGCGAATCCGTATGGAAAAATGCCTGCCTTTCCATGGTCGCTCCAATGCAGCAAGTACCATCCCGGTATTGATCTGTGGAAGCCGAACCTCTACTTGTGCATCCTGTTCAATAAAATAGAGGTGATGGAACAGGCTGAGCTTGTACTCTTCCGCCCATTTGATTCGTAGTTGCTGCTCTTCTTCCATTCGGAGGGTGTGCAAGATAGTTTTTATGCTTGTCATGATGAGGTCGAGCCGTGCGGCGTTATAAATCAAGGACACTAGTTCTTCTCCGCTTTCAGCAAATCGGGCGTGGAGGTCAGTGATTTCTTGCACAATGCTTTTATTGGCTTTGGAGAACAGCTTTTTTAATTTGACCCCATGCTTTTCAATTCTCGCTTCCATTTCCTCTTGATAGCGTTCCTCTCTGCTCATGCAGCGTCACCGTCTGGACTGTTTTCATCGTCAGGGGGCGCATCATTATCTGTCGGCTCCTTGTCCTCCAATGCGTCGGGGTCGAGTATCCTCATTCTGCGTTCGGCCTCTTCGTCTTGTTCTTTCAGCAGCTTTTCACGAGATGCACGCGGATCATCCACAAACGGCAGCAGTGCCAGTCTTTCCTCATGGGACAACTGACCAACCAGTTTCGTCACGATCTCCACCATTTCCACCAGATTCACTGGCATGTTCTTGCTGAACTTCACATCGACAGCTTGATAATCCCACTGTTTTTTGTGTTTTCGATTCAGCATGCCAGTAAGAATACGAATTCGATTACGAAACCCTTTTCCGTACTGGCGCATCTTTATGCCCGCCTTAATGTCGGCATGGTAAAAGATGATTTTCAACGCGATTCCTGACGGAGCAGTCCCCACTTGGTCAGGGCGTAGGTGTGGTGTTCCAGTTTGATCCAGCAAGGATTCAATTAGTCGATTGATTGTGTTTTCTTCATGCTGGTCCTGCAAATCCCAAGTGATCGGCACCGCCTTACCACCAACAAGAATTTGCGATGTTGACCACATTTTCGCTAGATATTGCTTTTTCTTCTCTACATCGGTGATCAAACTCCCTTCCGAATCGTAAAGAATCAAATCGTCCAAATCGAGGTCCTCAAACAGCACTTTCGGATTTTTGAAGTATTCCTGCACATCTACCTTACCAGTGACAGCCTTGTTAATCGCGTCCATAAGATGCTTCAGGTCTGAAAGATCGCCCATCCCCTCAACCATCCCATCATCGCGGTTTTGCTGATGTTTCCGACGCCGATTGACGTAGTGCGTCCAAGGGACAACGGGCTTCTGCTGAAACTTACCATCTTGGTCCTTTACGCGGACAGTGATATTATGCGAGACGGGATTCTGTTCCCTGCTCATATCCAGAACAAAGGCAGTCCCTTCTTGTCGGAGGTAAGTAATCTCGTTTTCATCGTAAACTTCTACCAACATAGTTTTGGTGTTTCTGCTAACATCCGTCATCGTATAGTACCGAATAACCGCAATCAGCTTAGCTTTAACCGTTGTGTCATACACAGCAATGCATTCGTCAGCTTTGAACTCAGCAATGCATATCTGACCATCCTCGTCGAAGTAGTAGTATTCGAAAACCTCTCCGTCAATTGAACCGTCTTCGATAATGTCATAAGACAAGCTCTCTTCATCATTAGCCATCAGGACAGCTTGCAGCTTTTTAACGTACTCTTCTACGTCTGTCCCTGCCTCATTGGCAGAATAGCGAATAGGGTTACTCGCAATGTATGAAGTTCCGAAATCGATGATTTTCCGAGCAAAATTCAAGACTATTTTGTTATTCGGTTTGCCCTTTTCCTCTTGCTTGTAGAGAATGTCCTGGTCTCCATCGACATACCTTCGCATGAGCGAATAGTCCTTCGTCTGGTGTTTTTTTATTAGGTCTGATACCCAACGCCACGAATTATTTGCTTTGTTCTCTTCGTAAAACTCCTCTAGGAGCATCGTTTGCATTTTCATCACCCCCTGAATTGTTTTTTGGAACCATAACCATAACTGGACGTATACAATTCTTGAGGTGATTGAATTGGCTACGTTTTTCTCTTTTTTGTGTGCGATTTTTTTATTTGCAACGATTATCTTGGCTATCATTTTCAGGAGAAATAAAACGGCAAGCCTTGGAATTATCCTAGCAGGCTTAATGGTTTGTATCCCACTATTTTTCCTTGCAGATTGGGGATTAAAAAACCAACACAAGGCCGAAATAAATCGTGTAATTACAAAAAATCATGGTACGGTTATTGAAATTGATAAAGTAGATGCAAAGGAAACTCCTTTTTATCCGGAAGCCAGTGCATCCAACCGTTATTACAAGGTAACTTTTGAATTGAACAACGAGAAAATCATTGGCTGGTATAGAGCTACTAATTACATCAATGACATACACGCCACACCTTCAAAAGGATATCCTGAAAGGTGGATTTTACCTGGGTCTTTTGATACCAGTCACTAGGCCACTTTCCAAGGAATGACCTTGAATCTACTGATAAGCAACTGATGGAACACCTTGCTGTTCCAAACCAGATACCGAAGACCATCCATAGAGTGATCATTTTCCTTCACTGGCACCTCAGCGCGGTCGCCTGTAACATCTTCCGGATATCTGTAGTTCGTCAATTCTTGGATAACCTCTTTCAAATGATCGGAAATGAAAATGTTTGGCCTACCGTTGTCACTCTTCACTTTGAACAGAGTGGAGACAGCCCGTATGCCTTCTTTCAAGTGCTTCTGAGCTGCTTTAGCTGGCAAACCATTAGTCAGATACGTTTTAATGTTGCTGGCGTCCTCTGAGTCACACCAAAACATTTTGATCTTCCACTTCTTCATGATCTCCTTGTCTTGAGCCACCCAGCAATCTGAACTGCCGGGGACAAGAATCTCCATCTGAGCCTTGTAGATGGCATCAACAATCCACAACTCTCCGTTGGCGGTCATTGCCCCAACGAGAGTAACCCCGGGGTTGGTAAAGCCCCAGTCTTTGCCCGCCTCAATGTGAACAAAATGTCCGTCTTTGAACTTCTGCTCGCAAAGCGCGTGCGGTACTACATGTATCGATCGGTCAAATTCCTCATAGACCTGTCCAAAAAACACATCGAACCGGGCGAAAATCTCCCGGTCAACATATCGTTTCGGCATGGTTTCAATCATGCGCTGAATATTCTTTTGTAATTCTGGCAGCGGATTGTCTTTACTCGTCCAGTAAAAATTGCACCATTCAGGATCATTACGATATTCGTCCAGTTGCCCGCCTGCCTGCGTATGCTGCCCATTCAATACGATGTCATGATAAAACCAGTTCATCCCCTCTGGCGTAGTCGTCCAAACACTCCAACCGCCTTTATCAGCGAGAGCATAAGAGAGGTATCCGCTCCAAGTCTGCTCCTTCATCTTGGAAGCCTCATCAAGCCACACACCATCCAGCCCTTTACCAACTAGCGTCTTCGGATTGTCGGCAGATTTAAACTGAATGAGGATGTACCCTTTCAGCCACACTCGATTCTTAGACAAGTCCCAACTCTCGATCATTTCCTCAGGAATGACCGCTGCCAGCTCTTCCTGCTGAATCTCTGACATGGAATAGGTCGGAGATACACACCAGTATTCAAGCCTTGGCTTTGGCTTTTTCATAACCTTCAAATTCCGAGGGGGCTTATATGGTAAACCCTTGTCTGCCTCAAAGTCTGCTAGGATGTTATCGAAAAACTTTCGGGCTCCCACGTTCGTTTTGCCACCGCGTCGCCCGCAGTTCATAACCACGTTCCGGACATCACATTCCATGACTTCGATTTGCTTGCGATGCGGTGTCCATCCCTCAAATGGATCAAGATCAAGTGCCAGATTTGTCACGCGACCACCTCCGCACAATGATCTCCTTCTCAGTACCACCGCCATTACTCAACAGTTGCGCTTTCAGTTGAATAGCCTTCAATTTTTTGTCTTGGACCCTGGTCAGTGCTTCTTCAAGCGATAGGATATCTTCAATCGTTCGATACTCAGTCTCTTCGATTTCAGTAGTAACCAACTCATTACGAGACAGCACGACCGTCTTGGATTGCCCAGACTTTTCATCATGAACCTGTACAGGCTCTTTTATAGCGACTCTCTCTTGAAGGACCCGACGTTGCTTCTCAGTCAGCCCTTCCTTCAAGTCACGAATGCGGATCATCATTTCACGTTCACGCCATGTAAACAAACGGATCTCTTCGTCCGCCTGCTGCACTGGATCAAGGTTGATCCTATCAAATATCTCTACTTGCTCTGGAGTCAAGGCGTCCATCCAAATCGACTGGTATTCGCCCGTCTTGACTGCGTTGGTATTATGCTGTGGTGCACCGCCTCCAGCACCGTGGAAACGGCACACATCCCAGCCCGGCTTAGCCCAGTTTTTGCATTGCTCATGTCGTTGTTTGCTTCTTGCCTTGCATCTTTGTTTGTCCGGATTTCTTGCCATCTACATGACCACCACCTCACCACTTCATGGGGTTGTTTTCAAAAAGAAAAGAGCGCCCGATTTGGACACTCACTTATAATCATGATATTGTCTCAAAAAGACTCCAAATTCAGACATGAACGATTCTAAATATCCCCTCATCTGTTTGAAATGGTTATCATATTCTTTGTCGCGCTCTTCCTGATGATTAGAAAGCCAATCAGGATCCATCTCGAGTATGAATTGATACCATATTTCGGCCACCATAAGATAAGAATCAACAGCCTCCTGAGCTTCTACACTAATGGCAGCAGCCTTATAAAGTAAATCATGTTTATCCATAGTCAAATGGTTCAATATTAAAACTATAGAGTGATACTGACGCTCTACCATGCAGTTGACTAAAAGATTGAATGCATCTACGAGTTTCTCCTGTACATACTTTCCATCCCTGTATCTTAAAGAGAATGAGTTGAGAAATTCCCTTCTATGCTGGTCTTTTATCGTCATCCTCACCCCAATAAGAGTAATTGCTCCACCAATAATTGATCCTAAAAAACCAACCCCTGCTATAAGAAGATCTCTTTTGATATCGATAAAAGCATCAATGACAGCCAAGGTCATTGTTCCAACAATAACAATCATAGAGCCAAGTCCAAAATAAGCTTTAAATTTATCTATAGTATCTGCTCTCATTGCCTGATCCCTCCAACAGTAAATTTCAACAATGAGAGACAATATCCTACAAATATTTTAGAAATCGTCCTTCTGCAGCTCAATGTCCAACTCTATCAGCTTTTTCAGGTCATCTACTGTTTTGATCTCGATGTGGCCTAATTGGAAGTCCTTAACCCACTTTGCAATAGCTGCTTTCACGACTTTTCGATACTGCTCTTTTGATTCAAGAATACTCTCCATTACTCCGATCTCATACTGAAGAAGAAGATCGCCATCAGAAACACAGGAACGTTTGTTTGTATTTTTCATTGTGACACCCTCGGCTTTCCTGTAAAATGGAAGACGAGATAGCGAGTGAAGACAACTGCGGCCGCAGGTATCGCTATCTCAGCCGGGGTGACCCGGGTGATCAGGGGGACGTTAACGCGTCTCCCTCTTTATTTTGGGTAAGGTTTATGCAAAGCTAGAAGCTTTTTACGAATTTTCTTGTTCAATGGCATGAGGTATTTATGTTTTCCTTGTGTTGTGTAATTTTCAGCATGGGAATCAATATTCTTTCTGATCCACTCCAATCGTTGGCTTCCCTTCCCATACCTCGAATGAATTGATTTCCCATGAGTCTTTTTCCCATGGATGATGAAATAATGTTCACCACCCGTTTTGCCTTCATAAATCCAATTGGTTGCCTGATAAATCCCGCCATGATGATTCTGTTCAACATCGGCATAGCTCACAATCAATTGGACATTGGGTGACTGCTCTTTCAAGAATTTGATTGCCTTAGCCAATATCTCTGAGACAAACGATTTGTGAGTGGTAAGAGCTACTCTTGTGAGTTCACAACACTCTTTCTGATTCAGACCATAAGGTGAACCAATTCTGCTATTGGCCCCACGACTAAAAATAACAACTCCGATGAACTTACCATCTTCCCAAGCCCCTATTTTCACTGACTTGCCAGCAGGCAAGCTTTTGCTATAGTGGAAATTCTCACAAGCAAACTTTGCAGCCTCATGTGTCGCCCAATCGACTTTCAAATCAGTCATGCTCGAATTCCTCCCCGCAATGCGGGCAAATCACCAACTTGGAACTCAATACTCCCAGATCTCCTTGGTCCTCTACTGTTCCAGCTTCGAAATTCGGTATCTCGATCTCTCCCACCATTTGCTTGAGGTCTACATCATCAAAGCCCGATAAGGCAATGTCTACCCCTACCTGCTGCAATTCAACAAGCAATCGCGTGAGAGCGTCTGTGTCCCAATCACCGCTGATCTTGTTCAATGCAACATTCAAAACCTTCTCTTGGATTTCATCCAAGGACACAACAGAAACCTCTATTTCAGTAGTTCCTTGCTCTACAAGGATTTTAAAGCGTTGATGCCCGCCGACGAGATTACCTGTTTGTTCATTCCAAACCAGTGGCTCGACGTATCCAAACTCTTGAATGGATCGTTTCAGCTTCTCATATTCGATGTCGCCCGGTTGCAAATCTATTCTTGGGTTATACGGGGCTGGATTGATTTTAGAGACTGGTATTTTCCGTATGTCCATGCTGTTCAGCTCCTTCGTGGCGATAAAGTAAGAATAAAGAATATTGCCAGTCCTTAAATTGCTGCATGCCTTGATGTTGTTGGGCTGACAATGTTTTTTCCCGGTGAAACGAAACAGCTACTATTCAAACGGAAAAGTATATGTTTTCTTTCACCGCAAATAATGAGGTTGACGCTTAGAGCCTCATGCATTAGCTGGCTGTTGGCTTCTGGCGACCCCCTAGTCCAAATTGGGGTCTTCGCCTGCCTCTGTGATCTCCTGGCTGAATAGGTGCAGGAGCCACGCCTCTGCTGTCTTCCCGTTGAGAGAATACAGGGGGTTAATAGCTAATGCTGACCGTCCATCCAAGTCAGTTCGGCGCATGATGTGTAGCTCAATGAATGTCTTCACAATCTTGCGTGCTGTTGGATAGGAACAGTCTGCGATGCGGGCAAGGTCTTTGACGGTAAGCGGCGTCCCCTTTTGCCCGCGCTCATTGTCGCCTTGCAGGAGGTTAGTTCCCTCGCTGGCATAAGGTGCGATCTTCAACAAAAAACCAGCCTCAGCGAGTGACAGCTTTCTAAGCCGTCGCTTTGCCTTTTGGCTGGCTTTGATCTTCACGAATTTTGAGCTGCGACCTACTGGACGAAAAACTTTTACAATCTCGTCCGACCGGCGCAGCACTTCCTCCGTGTAGTATATTTCTCCTGTCACTGAGTCGACATACTGACGCACTACATTTCACCCACCTCCATGAAAAAAGCACCACGTGGGTGCTTTTAAATTGCCTCATCATCGGCCTGTTCTTCTAAATCAATCCCGAAAATGACTGAAATCCAGTTATTAACTGTATCTACATAATCTTCTTCATCCAAAGTCAATTGAAGGTGATCCGTCATCACATTTAACCACTCTGCATATTCACCCATTGTTAATCTTGCTACATTGTCAATCTCTACTTTTTTGCAATAAGAGAAATGCGTAGTCAATTTTCCAACCTGATCTCCGCTATTACCTTCTAACGAGAGAATAGCAGCACCTGGTGCATAAGAAATTTCCTTTTCGCAAACTGGACAATTGCATACCTTGTTTAAATATTCAGGCCGTGAGAATCCTTGTCTCTCAATTATAGTTGAGGCTTCGATTGTTCTGATTCTATGCCGTAAATTTGAAATATAAAAATAATGAGCAGGGCCGCCACCTTCATTTTTCCCATTTTTATGCAACTGGTAGTGGACGCCATGCGTTATTGACCCTAACCCATGATACATCATCATTATTTGAGCCGTTCCACCATACATCGATAGTACATGTTTTGATGCAGACAACTGAAGATAAAATTCTTTGAGATTCTCCAACTCATCATCGTTAGCAGCGGTCTCATCAAAATTATCAATCCACACGGCAACTGCTTTACATTCTACCTCTTTCAAAGCGTCAGCTATTTTTTCTAACCTACTTGGACGATTAAGAAGTTCATTGGATAAATAGAGGTAAGCAATTACTGGTAGCCCAGTTTTATTCACTTTTAACATCGTCTTAATAATTTGCAAATGAAATTGAATTGAACCAGAGAAGTTTTCTTCACCAATTAACATATAAGGGCAAAGAATAGCAAGTGGTAATAAAGAAGTGCCGTCACTTTTTTTAAGTGATGTTTGGATTTCGATATTTGCCTTGCAAAAATCAATTAGTTGTAATGCATCGAAGTTTGACGGTTCCGCCTTTTTAATGCCAAACGTAGTTTTAATCTCATCTGGCATGAGTTGAGCCATCTCATGAAGCCATGCACGTGGCTTTTTTTGTTTAAGGTGATACTTCCGAGGAAAAAAATAACGGTAAGTCTCTGGATCAATCAAAAATGGTTTTCCATTTGCCTCAATAGTACTCCCTAGGCTGTTTCTCATTTTTAAGGCATAAGGCTGACTAACCATTAGCGCTTCTGCATTCTGTAAAGCATAGGCTGCAGAAGACATCTCATTTGAAGCGGCCACACGGATAAAATGTTTTGGTAAGGAAACCATCGTCATCAAGAATAACCTCCATTTCTGGATTTAAATTCTCGATTATGCCTTTCTTCACATCCTCTACAAGAATGCTGCTTTTTTGTGCTTCAAAGACTTCAACTGCTTTCCCATTAATGGACAACAGACCAATTCCAACATTCTCAAAATAATCGCAATGATCTAGAGCCCTATGAACATACTGCTCAGGCATCCCAACATATACATAATCTGCAGCAATTGGATAAACTTTGGCCTGTTTATATGCCTTCTTCCAATCAGTCAGTTTTAACTCAATTGCTACGGTTACATTCGTAGCCTCATTCACAAGGAAAATATCAATCCACCGCGAACTAAGTTGAACTTCCGCAAATGCTCGGTAGCCCATTTTTGAGTATGTTTTTACAAGAGGCGCAATCAAATCTGTCTCTTTCATAGTCATATCGCCCTATCCACAAAAAATAAGCAGGTATTTGGCACCAATCGAGTTAGTTAATATTTCCAACTAACCCATCAATATCCCTGCTTTAGTTTTTTAAACACCTGACTTATTTTGCCAAACATTCTCAAGTTTGTCACTAGGGGTATTTTGTAGTTTCTTGTAGATTATATTCTTCGCTACTTTTTACAACAGTATTTAGCTCACCGAACAGGGAGCGAGTTGCCTGAGCCTTACCTCGCAAATATGTACCTGTCTGCTGGGCGCACAAAAGAAAAAGCACCGCTTGAGTGCTATGGAGAAACTTTTTGATTGTAAACCTCAAGAATACTCCAAAGTCCATAGGCAAAGAAAGCATAGAGACTTAAAAGTATAACGAGGACCAAGCCTAACATGAATACCTTCCCTCTTAACTTTATAAACCAAGCGATAACAGAAAAAATTAGAAGCGGCCCCAAAACATACATAGCCAATACTTCAAATATTGCAGAAGCTCCAGCATGCATTAAATTACGCATACCTTCAAAAAAATTTTGTTCAGACAATTGCATTCCCTCCCTATTCCATTTTGAGGTAATCACAGGAGGTTGTCTATATCAAAAGCCCCACTTCCTTCGGCAGGGGTCTCCGATGCTAACCAATCCTTACCTGCTGCGGTCACATGCTAAGGAGGTGCAAGATTGTGAAACCTTCACCAATTGTGTTTGATTTTGCAAAAAAAGCACCTCATTAGGTGCTTATTTTTTTCGCCTCGAATTTCAATTGGTTTTCATTAAGAACATACATTATAATTTGCCTCATTTCATCCCGAGTTACATAAATTCCAATTGATTCGGCATACTCTTCGATTTCTTCTGTCGTAAACGTACCGTTCTGATTTTTCTCCGTGATAAATCTACGCATTTTATTTAACTCTCTTGCAGACAATTTGCCAATTCCTCTATCACCACGAAATGCGTATGGTACATCTTTGATAGATAATAATTTTAACATTTTTTCCTCTAAAGCATCGAAACGAGTCACAAGATACTTGTCCGCATCGGATACATCAACGCTTTGGATGATACTTTCGCTTTGTATAGCTCTGTATATTGGGTTGTCAGGTTTCTCATCTAAAGCAGCTTGGCTAACCATCCGTTCGAAGACTTCTTTCAACTCGACTACACCTTTCATGTCATTAGTATAGAAGATCGTTCTTTGCTCGTTTATATCGAACGGAAGCGTCGTCCCTTTCTCGCAAAGCTGAACTAAAGGCTTTCTAACGGCATGCCTGATCGCAAGTTCATACATTACGTTAGGATTTAAACCAGTTAAGTTTGCCACCACAAGGTCGGCACTTAGAATTTGTTCGATTACCTGTCGAGTAATTGACCCTCCATCACTCATCCTGTGAGCAACTACTACCTCGAAGCCAAGCTTCTCAAGAACTGGTCCCAATACGGCATCAATTACCCCATCTGCTTGCCTTCTTATCAATGATTCGTCAGGACCAATGGGCGTAATAACAAAACAAATCTTCTTAGCATTCTCCAAAACGTTCAACCTCCCTTTTATGACTCCTTTCGACACAAGGAAGGTATTTCCTTTTACCCAGTCCCTCAACAGGAATATTGCCCCATTTGTCGAATCGTCTGTGTTAGGGAAGGTGATATCCTGTCAAGAGTCGCCTTCTCTAGCCTAAGCGACCAGAAGAAAAGGAAGGGTGAAGCTGTATGTTTGTTGCGCAGTTCGACAGAATAGCTGAATATAATTGGCTATCAAAAAAGTTCGCTGATGCTGTAAAGAATCTATACCCTCATCCAGTTGCTATTGTGACTCAACAGCTCTTTGATCCTGTGCTTTTTAACCAGTTCGTAGTTTTGAATGACACTACGATTGATATCGTTACTGGTAAAACAGAGAATAACTATGACACAAAATTTTCATGCTCAATCGAATCCTACCCAATCAAGTCGGTCCAGAAAATCTCAGCAGAATTTTCGGAGACTGCACTGATTCCAAATGACAAATTCGATATTAGCGCTTTAAAACAAAAGCTAACCATCTCCTTTCATGGGGGGCAAGAAATCGTAATTGACTATATGAAGGCACACCCATATTATCTGCAAGCGTTACTTAAAGAATTAGACCTATTCTCCAAAGAATTAAAAGCTAGAATGTAAGCCGCCAAATGGTGGCTTTTCTTATTTTTTATCATTGGAGACTCTTCAACTTACGACAAAGTTAGTTCATTCTTCCTCCGGATCACAGTGCCCGCCCATGCCTTCTTTCCTGACGATTACGTGGTGAAGCTTATTGCATGGCAACTGCTCTTTCACTTGTCGTCATAGAACGCTGGTCGGAAATTCCAGTATCTCGTCTTGGCTGGCTATTGTTAGCTTCACTACAACACCACCACCTGATTGTTTGTGTTTGTTTTGGGAAAAGAAAAAGCTACCCAGCCGAAGGCAAGTAGCTCATTCACAATTTTTCATGCTCTCATATTAACAGGGGTGAAGCCTAGTTTTGGTACAAGAAAGGTTCAGATTATGTACGAAAAACGCCCAATGGAAAAGACGGCTCAGATAATGGCAGCCGCCTTTAGGATGAATGTCACTTTATCTATTGCTCTATTCTTGTGAAAGTCATAGGTGCTCTTTGGCAAGCGTAGCTCAAACTCATAGATATGCTTGTCCCGTTTTTGTTCGAAAAAGCATTTCTGGATTATCTCCCGTCCTTCTACATGGAGTGCTCCAACTGCTCTTTCAATTGCCATGCATTTTTGCTCGTAGTTGCGGATCATCAACGGGCGTTCTTCCCTGAGAATGATCGTGTTACCGACAATATCGCGTCGAGTACCACGGCCATCAATATCCCCTCTCGTACCATTTCCCTCGATATTTGCCATATCTATTTCCGTGAAGTCGAACTGCTCAGGGAAATACTTCTCAACACTGTAAATCTCTACGGCAGCTTTCATCGACGGGTAGGCTTTTAATAGCTCACGTGCTTTCTCTTTGTCTTGAGCATTAACGAACAAATCTAATTGTGCGCTCATCTTTCCAATTCCCCCTCGTGGCAGCCCATGCTATAATTTTCTTGGCGAAAGAAATTATTAGGGCTCCCTGTTTGGGGGCTTATTTTTTTGTCATTTTATTTGAATCCAGAAATAATGTGTAAAATAAGATACACTTCTCGCAACCCCAAATTTTGGATACAATTAATAATATTAATGTTAAGGTTGGTGTTAATCATGACAATGATCAGAGGTTTCTTATACGCTTTAGCTAGGATTAGGTTTGATATTCTCGATAACTTTGCAAACGATGTAGAGGAGGCTATCTCAGGCCAGCGAGACTCCTACATTAAATACCTTGAAGAAGAAGCATCAAAGTTATCAGAAGAGGATAAAGATGTTTTTTGGGACTATAATATTGATCGCGTCGATGAGCTTCGAACAGAATACCCCAACACACTTCGTTCATCTGTTTTAATCAGCTGTTACAGTAACTTAGAAAAAACACTTGTTGATCTACATAAATCCATTCGAAAATCTAGTATCGTTCCCATTAGGAAGCTTGAAGATGATTCACTTTCTGGAAGTACCATAGAGAGAGTTGCCACCTGCATAAAAGAAGACTTGGGGATTACAGTCCCGTTCAACATAGATTCATGGAGTAGAATAATAGTTTACAAGGAAATTCGTAATAAAGTGGTACATGAGCTTGGAAGAATCTCATCATCAAGTCCCCTTGTTACTAAAATCGAAACCCTTCCACACGTTCACATTAACAACATAAATGAAATAGTTTTCGAAAATGAATTTTCAAGACAAGTAATTTATGACATGAAAACGTTTGTGAAGTCTCTTTTTAAAGAAATTCAGGAATTTAAAGAAGCTCATAAATTAATGTTTTAATTCGCCCCCTTTAAGGGGGTTATTTAATTTCTTTTTTGTTAAATATAATTTGTTGATATTTTCCTTTGCAGTCGGAAAAGTTACTGAAGAAGGAGTGACTTTTCGATGCGGAAATTGATTATCTTATTGGGCTTCTCTTTGTTTTCGTTCATTACCCCAAGCACTTATGCAGCAGATTTACATCCAAAGCCACCGATAAGGGATATTATCAATTCGATCGATCATTGGATTCGAAAAGGTTGGACACTTGAGCAGCATATAAGGCATGAATGTGAAGCACATGAATCATGGAAAATTCCTCGTGGACATAAACGGCTTAAAAATTTCAAAATTGTTTCTGTAACTCCATTTGGATCTGGCTATCAAGTCTATGCCACTTACGAAGTAACGGGGACAAAATGCCGAGTCCATGCGAAAGTAAGTAGGTGTGATGGCATTTGGGAAAATCAAGGGTTTACATTTGATTACCATAAGTAATGTTTTGTTAATACTTAATTGCTCATCATTACCAAGCTCTCTAAATCAGGTGCATAAGCAAAACCATAGTAAGGATCGCGTGTTGGCTCATGAATTTTGACCGTTTCTGATAATGACCCAGCAAAAACTTCATCTCCTCGGAATACAACTTCATCATAATCCCCATCAGTTCGGTACATGATCTTCTTAATAAGACCAGTTTTCCTATCAAATCCTATTTCAATTACGTCGTATACCCCGCCGAAAATCTTAATTTTAGGTTGCTTCATACATTTCCCTCCCATTTATCAAATCGTGTGATAAGTAAACTTATTTAAACTTAAAGCCAACGTGTAATTTGATGGAAATTTTGTTATACTTATAACAAATCACATAGAGGAGGAATGTTCGATGCTCTACATCCTCGGTTTTGTAGCAGCCATTATTGGTGCAGGCTACTTCTTAACTGGTTTGTTAAGCCTTAAAGCAAGAGACTCACATTCAATCAAGCATTACAGTGATGATGCATATGCTCAACAAACAATGATTCATCTGTCTCAAAACAACACAAACCCTTTTTAATACTGGCACGCTTTACGCGTGTTTTTCTTTTTCCCTTCTTCTTTCCAAAATTACCGTTTTGTTAAGCGATTGCTTTTAGCACACCTTTGCAAATTGCTTTGCACTCGGTTCCTCCTTCTACTTTGATTGCATAGTAACCGTGAGCATCAGCACCAACATAAAATTCCCATACTTCTGTTTCGTCGTTATAAAAAATACCAGCGTTACCGTACTTCTTCGCTATTTTCAAAAGCAACTTCCAAGCATCGTTTACATTTTCGATTGGGTTCCACGCGGGATACAAGAATTCAACCTGCTCCTTGCTCCACCCCATCACCTTAACTCCCAGCGTTTCAACGATCTGCTGCTCGGTCATACTATCCCCACCGCCTCGCATTCGCCTTCGCACTCTTCGTCGCTGAAGCTGTCTACCACCCATTCTGGATATCCGTTTTTCTGAAGCAAATTGCGGTTCTCTGAATCGGCTGAGCTGACAGACAGTTGACCGTGCATTCGTTCTGGGAAGTATTTCTTCGCGTCCTCCAGCGCTTGCTCTGGCGATTCTGCTGGCAAAGTAGTCGTCTGTTCAACGGTTCCTGATTGACCTTTGATCTTGTATTCTGTCATGGCTATTTGCCTCCCTAACTGTTGTGTAAATAGTGCTATCAATTCCTAAAATTATCCTGTGATATACTTACTTCATCACTTTTCAATGATTGGATGGTACTGCCAATGCTTTTAGATATTTTCCGTGAATGGGCTAAAGATAGGTCTCTTTCCCTAAAATTACTTAATGTCACTTCCGAAATTACCACCCATGAATTTGTAAACGGCATAAGGATCGCGGATCCATCATCAAAAGTTTTACATGAATCGCCACACTGTTTTGGCCATATCATTGTTTGGGAGTCACAACAATTTGAAATGGAAGTGCTTCATATCGAGTCTGAGGAATTAATTTATTGGAAGTACCATGAAAAAATAGACTGTAACACTAATCTGAATGAAATCACTTCTGACTATTTCAAGGTATTACAGACCGGATTACGAATTTAGCTCAATACACATTGTGTAAAGCGATTGAGCTCGTTTTCTTTCCTCCTGAAGTTCCAGATGGTAATATTCGGTCTATAAAGGAGGATTGATACTATGCATAAGAATTGGTTCTCCATTGGAGGTTTATTGATTGGCCTTAGTGGATCATTGATGTCACTAATTGTTTGCTATGACTATATTTTGGGTGAGTCCTTTAAAGGTCTCGACTTCTTGCTATTTTTGCTGATCATGCTTCCTGCCATTTTCGCTTTAGTTACGTCCTTTGTAGCCGCACCGATAATCTTGGTACCTTTTATTTGGTCGTTACCGTTCAGTACTTATCTGTGTATTGCTTCAGATGTAAAATGGTTTGCTATTTCCTGCGTTACATACCTTATTTCCGCATTTTTAAAATTTCAGGGAACCAAAAACCGTATCCATTTATCAAATTGAACGTTAATATTAATATCATGTCGTAATTTTTCATGAGGGGTATTCATGAAGAAATTTAGAGTACATACCAACGGCATTAAGATAATGGTTCACCAATTTAGTGATTCAGGTACACCAGTAATTTTTCTCCACTTTATTCGCGGCAATGCTGTTGTTTGGAATGGGGTAATACCCTATTTTGTGGATCATTACACTGCAATTGCCATCGATTTGCGTGGTCACGGAGAATCTGATCAACCTGAAACTGATTACGAAATTTCAACCCTTGCGATTGACTTAATAGGCGTTCTAGATTCTCTTAATTTTGATGCCGTCCATATTGTAGGAAGTTCCCTCGGTTGTTACGTTGGTACATACTTAGCATCAAAATTTCCTTCCCGAGTTTTATCCATCGTTAATTCTGATGGAGCAATGCAAAATCATTCAGGGCCAAACGGTAAATTTGCTGATAAAAAGGAAGCCTTTCTTGAGAAACTCCGGGAACCAGATTTAGTTTTCTCTTCGATCGAAGACTACGTTAATTACGAGAAAGCACGCAGAACCCATTGGAATCATGTTCTTGAGAAGGCAATCACCGATGGTTGGGCAATCTCGATGCGTGAACAAAAAGCTGGGCACTTTTCCCTCTACACCACTAATCAAACATTTATTCAAATCATGGGATCTTTGTACGATCTTAAACTTGAGAGCTTATATAAAACCCTCTCATGTCCAATACTTTTCCTCCCTGCAGCCATTCACCGGAACTTTGATGAAAAAAACCAATTCATACATGAAGTATTGAAATATGCACACCCCCTAAGCAAATGTGTAAGTATACCTGAGACAAAGCATATAATGTTGTTTGACCACTATAAGGAAGTAAGTCAAGAAATCTTATCGTTTTTCAATAATCTAGATAAACAGTCAGGCTTAACATAATGAGCTTGTGTGCCCGTCTATTTTTGTCCCAACTCCCTGTGGCATAATAACCACAAAGGGGTTGGTCACGTGGAAAAGTCGTTTTATTACTCGGTGTCTTGGTCCGAAGTTAATTACTTGAAAGAAACATTGCAGTCTATAGAGATACCGTTTGCAATTGAACAGCCGTCAGATAAACTGCAACTTGCTGCTGGAGAAGTTGCGTTTGTTTTTCCAGACATGCATGTAAGGGTTTATCGCCATATTCATGAGCTATTTGGCAGCCATGGGCGAGCTTACCCCAGATAATTCATTGGTAAAACGCCCAGTCTGTCGTAACATTCAGTGGTCTAGCTACCTGTTGTCCTTGACCGTCTCATGCGGTCTAGCATTCCCATTAGTTCCGGGTCATCACGTAATAAGCGCGGTGATTCCCGGGACTGGAACGCTCCTGCCCTTTCTTGCTCCATTTGCCACTGAACAGATGCTGGGAGACTGTCTACTCTTAACTTGCTATCTCTGATAGGTACAACCTTATGCGATTGCTTTTGTTGGAACTCCCGGTTAGCAATCTCTGCTTGTTCAGCAGTCCGCACCCCCTGAACGAACATCTTCTCCAGGGTCCCTTTTGCGTAATCCCAAGCCTTGCCTTTTTCTGCTGCATATCGCATTACCCAAGCCAACAAGTCCAACTGTACCCCGTCTTCGAGATAGCTATGTAGTAACTGCATGATAGTTGGATTAGGGTCGAAGTTGAAATAATGCTTGTATTGATCAATTACGCTATTGAAAACTTGCAGGTCCCTTCCACCGACCACCACCACGCTTTTATGCTGTTCCTTGGAATCAGTAGTAGTGGTATCAGGAATCAGTTTAAGGGAATCAGGAATCAGAGAATCAGCAGGGCTTTTAGTAGGCTCGTCACTACCTAGGTACGGAATTTCCGAGGAAAGCCCTAGGCTATTCTGAGGCTGTGCCTTACCTTGGTCGGTCACAGCCCTAGGCTTGTCCTTACCTACTTCGGGCTTTGGTATTTTGCTCGCTGCTTCTCTATGATGAGGATTTTGATGGTCCTTAAATTTTGGAATACTAATGAAGCGCTCTCCATCCACTTCGTATCTGATGATAAAACCAGCGTGATGTAATTCCTGCAAGCACTGGTCTACCTCGACATTCTCATATGGGAAAAGCTCACCCTTTATTCGCTTTGGTCTATCCTCTAGAAACCCCTCACGATCTGCTAAGCACCACAAACCGATGAACAATAATCTTGTGTGGGGACTGAGATCAGACAGGTCCTCGTTTTTAAAAAATCCTGGTTTGATGTTCCTTGCTCTAGCCACTTCCTTCAACTCCTCCCGGCTATGATGCTCCTCCCTGATAGAAAGGAAGGAGAGTCTTTTGTTGGTATTCAATAAACGCTAAGCGACCCGCTCGCGTGTTATGAGCCTTCCAGTGGCATGTACCTGACTGAGTAACTGGACCGCATGCTAGTGCAACGTTCCAAGGTTCCCCGGTTCCTCCTTGGCTTCGGAAGATAATATGGTGCCCTTCTAATGTCCATACTTGCTTACTACTTTTCTTACAAAGCACGCAGTAGCCCTTATCCCGTTCCCACACCTCAGCGAGAACTTTGGAAGTAATCTTCCCGCGATCCTTTTGTTTCTTAACTCTTCGCTTAAATGTAGGTTTAGGAACGACTCGAACCTCATTGAACATGCTCATTTTTATCGCCTTCCTTTTTTGCAAGTACTCTGTATTGCTTTATCTTGATTGGAGTCCATTCCGGATAGTACCTCCTCATGAATGCCGCTGCGAATCGTTTTAGCGTCTCGGCATCTTCAAACACTCGATACATGTCGGGGAGTAGAAACCATCGCTCTATCATTGCTCAGCTGCCTCTTCATCGGGTTCAGCTTGACCTTCTTCTACGACCTTATAATCCACATCGAAAATGTTGTCTGACTCAATTCCGTTATCTTTCCGAAGCTTCAGAACGGCTTCATCAGTCGAAAGCTTCTCCTGCACTTCGATGCTAATCGGCATGTATTTCGCCATTTCCTTGATGCAGGTTTTCTTGCACATACTCTCAAAGTGGTCTTTCCATGGACCTATCAGCTTCCCGTCTTTCTTGGCAGCAGAATGCGTCATGGCATGCTTTTGGCATTGCTCGGCCGTCATGGTTACAAAATCAAAAGCTCCATCTTTTAGTCGATAAGCTGAATAGTAACGAACTGGCTTCCCTTGATCATTTGCTCCCCTAGATTTAATGGCTGCGATAGCTTGGGCCATCATAATGTCCATGAAATCATCCTTACTCGGAGTGAAGTTCTCTAGGTGGTGCAGCATATCAAAAGGAACATGGACTAGACGCTTGTCTTCACCTTTGATGTAAATGAACAAGTCGTTTTCGTAGACGGTCTCAGCATAAATCTTAGAAACATCACCAGTGCGCCGAATCAAATCAATCTGTCCTTTATATCCAATCTGAAACTGGCATTCCATTTGCTTAGTACGGTTGTTTTTGAACGGAACTAAATAGGCGTGTCCGATTAAATTAGGCTCCAGTCCCAACGTTGCACAGTTCATAACAGCTCCCACAATTGATGCAGGTGTACAATCAATAAGTGCAGGCGTCCTACTGATTGCTGTTAACGTGATTCGAGCTAAACGCTCAGGCGTCATATGTTTTGGTACTAACGATTTGATCGCTTGAAAGTTGTCTGCAAGCTCTTTCTTGATGACTGCATTGAAGTTTTCAGCCTTAGTCATCGTGCGCTGAGCTAGTTGCCCGGCTAAGGCCGACTGATTAACTTTCTTATCTTCAGACATTACTCATCCCCTCCAATTACCCGAAATATACGGCCGCGCTTCCCGGTCTTCCATGTAAACCGAAGATCCCCTTGAAAATACGCTTTTTCGCTTGTCTGCATATAGCCCTTAATCTGATTCTTTGCTGCTTCCTCTCGCTGTTCGGCTTGGCTTTTAGCTACTCTTGCTAGATGCAACTCTTGGATAATCGGGTATGCCTCCTCAGGTAGCTCAATTGAAGAATCCGAAACAGATTCAGGAAATGCATTCTTGAGATAGTCAGTATCTTGATGAGAGAAGACTGGCGGAATTTTTGCCACCACATGCTCTTCCCAGAATCCTTTTTCGATAGTAATCAGGTTCTTAATCAGCTCTTCATCCCGTTCGATTACCCGCCATTGAAAATCCCAGCCTCCAATCAGAACGGCGATAAACCATCTATCTGCCCCTGTAACAGCCATGTAATGATTGCATTGAAGAATGTACTCCGTTGGAGCCTGCGTACCGGACCAGTCATCCTTGCAATATTCAGATGTGTTCTTGCATTCCAAACCTGCATTCTGTCCAGGTAGCCAGCGATCAATGTTTGCTAACATGAAGGGATGCTCGGGATGCTGGAATATCGCGTTTTGGCGCCATACTTTATATCCGGTATCCTCTGCAAACCAATCAGCAATAACAGGTTCCAGAAGTCGTCCTGCCTTCATTTTTGGATTGTCCTCTACCGGAGGTAGCTCTCCCAGTTTCTCTAGGTAAACTGCCATCGGTGATTTGTAGCGACTTAACCCGCATATCGCGGCAGCATCGGAACCACCAATTCCAAGACGTCGATGTTCCAGCCAATCTTCATGCTGCATGTTTAGCGTATTCACCAAACGAATGGCTTGCATGCTCTGTCCCTCCCTCTTGTTTTTTAGAGGTAAACGAGTTACGCTAGAAATAACCAAGTTTTAGCCGTTAGACTCCGTTGCCGCGGAGTCTTTTTCATTGTCCAGCTCAACGTCTTCTAATGTGGTCCAGTATTCTTCCCCTCTGAAATCTCGTACCTTGACATCGACACCATGGTATTCTTCTTTTGCGTCAACGATGGTGACCTTGTGCTTCAGAGTCCCTGTTCTCCGGATCAAGTCCTCACGCCTCTTTACATTGACCGGCCTGCTCCAAACCACGTCCATCCTCCTTTCTTTTTTGGATACGAGGTGCCGCGTCCCAACCTCTACGCGGCCGTTGCAGCTCCCTTGACTGCGCCACGCTCTTTCTCCCTCGCTATGTAACCTGTCTCATCAGTGCCGGTAGGTTATTCCCGGCAGACTGAGGCAATGTTGCCCCAGTTTCGACTATTTGAGTAAGCGCCTTGCCTGTTCTCTGATTCCATCAATGAAATCCTCAAAGTCCATTGTTGCTTTCCCATCAACTAATAGCTCGAGTTCCTCGATAACATCCCGTACTGTCCATTCAATTCCACTGTTATCAATATCAAATGCCAAAGTTTCTATCGCACGCTGCCTGCTCGGTTCCGTTTTCTCTACATATTCTTGAAAATCAAGCACTGGTGCGCTCATACTTAATCTCCTCCTCTAATGCTGCGATCTCCCTTACACGCCACTCTATTTCATGGGCCAAATCACGTTTATGAACATCTAGTTCTTCACGAAGACGTTTCATTTGAACGTATTGCACATCTACCGCTCGCCAATCATCATCAGCTTGGCGATATGCTTCTTCCGCATTTTCAAGTTCACGCTGCAATTCTGCTATTTGAGAAGCCACTGACTTTTTCAAAGGCTTGTCCTCCTCAACCAGGTATGGTACTCTTCGATTTAGAAGTGTTTTTTTAAGCCGTCCGTTCGCCGCGGGCGGTTTTCTCTTTTTCTGCCATTCGTTCTAATTCAACCATTTCCCCAAGAGTAATCACCTTGCGTCCAACCGGGTGATCTCCGTCGCATACCAATTCGATGACACCTTGAGCTGTTGTTAGTTCCTTCATGCCTTCTCCTCCTCTAAATCTTCTTTAAATAGAAGTAACCGATCACGATAGTTTTCGTTTTGTTCGTCTGCTGTCGTATATTGCTTTGCGACCTCCGGCATCAGAACTTCCGTCATAGCAGCGTCATATTGGTATGTTTTTTCGAGTACCTCGAGCATTCTCCGATTCCAGTCTTGATTTGTTTTCATTGAGCCCGCCCTCCCGCAAATAACATTTCTTGTCGTTCGCGGCGCATTAACTCGCGTGGATCGGTTATGACTATCTCCAGGTCTCTTGCTTCTAATAACCAGTTGTGTTGATGAATGGCTGGATCAATACCGTAGCGTTCATCCATCAAGATATGTACGTCATCACACGCCTGGAATAGGTCTTCAATCTGCTTACCCGCTTCCTTCAAGAGACTTTCTTCATCTGTCGATAACGAATCCCATGGTCGCCTTTTACGCTCCCATTCAATCAATGCCTGTGCTTCATGGATTACATCCTGGCACTGTTTGATGAGGTTATATAAAGTAGCTGTAAGATTAACCAACAAGCGCGGGTCAGTCGGTGGTGGTGCATCGCCAAACAGATGTTTTAACATCCGAACCGATCGGTGATTGCCGCATTCCTTCACGAACGCTTCTGCATCCTCCCGGGATGGCGTAGCTCGGCCATTAATTACATCCGATACCCAACGTGCCGATCTTCCTAGCCTCTTCCCAAGTGATTCGTACGTCAGTTGTTCGCCTGTACGCTGATTTTGATAAGCATATTCGCAGATGTCATGTATCCGAGAGCGAGAATATAGTGAAATCGTTGTGCTGTTGTTCCCCATCTGTTCTCCTCTTTTCTAATTGGTTTTCGAATTACAATGAAACTGTGCTCATCTTTCAGACTCCCCCTCGTGGCTCACGTTGGGGGCATTTTTATAATTACAGCCATCATGTAACCTGTATAAAATCCTTGTAGGTTTTCCTCTTTTCCTGTCGAATATTGGAAATTGTGTAATCTCTCCAATTCATTACAGGAAGGAGGTGTAGTAAATATGGCGGTATATCTTATTACCTACGATTTGAATAAATCAGGTCAAAACTATGACAAACTCTACGAGCAAATAAAGTCATGCGGCGCTTGGTGGCATTATCTGGATTCAACTTGGCTTGTTGACTCAACCCTGAACGCTACTCAGATACGCGACAGAATGAAAAATGCTATGGATGATAATGACTTCTGTTTAGTTATTAAGCTTACAAACGAGAACTATCAGGGATGGCTCCCGAAAAAAGCTTGGAACTGGATTCATGAGCACTTAGGTCATTCACGGTATTGACAATTCGACGATGGTTCCCATGAAACTAAATTTCCATTGTCGCTATCACCGTAAGGATGTGCCGTCGCCACCGCGGCGGCTCTTTCTCCCCAAATTATCTTATTGATAATTTGATTTGCTAACACGGCTGTTTCATCACTAAACTTGTCTGGATTATCGTGAAGTTTCATGTTTTGTAGAGCCAGTGTCAGTAAGTGGTTTATTACGTGGAGCTCTTTCTCAGAAAACACTCTGTTTTCACCTCTCTTTCATCACACAACTGCATGCAGCGTCGAGTCTTGGCAGTAACCCCACCTGACCTTGTTATCACCCTTACCTGGTGAAATGGTGGAATGTATTATGGCGCGGCTCATATCTTCGCTCGCTCCCGCTCTTCGGCGCTCTATGCAGTTGTGTGAGGGTCGTCCAGCACTCCTTTAGGCTGTTTCCTCTTTCTTTACTGGTTGATCTGTTTCAGTGACTTCCTTTGGTTCTGCTGGTTTTGACTTAAGTAGAACCTCTAAAGCATGGACCATTCGTTTCATATCAGGTGCAAACTCACGATGGAACTCGATACCTTTAGGTGGTTTGATCATGGTTATGACTCCTTTCAAGCTGATTTTGATTCATGTTCAACGCTCGTTTTTTGAGCGTTGGTGTCAAAAAAAAGATACTCGATTGACCTTTTTAAAACTTTAGAAATCCTATAAGCCACTGGTAAAGAGGGAAGGGTATATCCTCGCTCGATATTAGAGAGCATACCTCGGGAAAGTTCAGCTTTATTTGCGAGATCATCTTGAGTCAACCCAACATCCTTACGTGTATTAATTAAATTTTTTCGAGGAATAAGCTTTTTCACATATATACACCTCACTTTCTTTACGCTCATTTTATGAACTCCTAGATAACAATATAAGCTCATAAAATGAACAAGTCAACACTTTTCGCTCAATTAATGAACGTTTATTATATGAGCATTTTGCTGTAAAATGTACTCAAGAAATGAGCGTGATAGACTATGGGATTTAAAGAACGATTAAAAGAGTTAAGGAAAAGCAAAAAGATGACACAAGAGGCATTAGCATCTGCTATAGGAATTCCAGAATCAACAATACGTCGCTATGAATCTGTTGATGATGGTCTTCCACGCCGCGAACGTCTTGAACGAATTGCTGACTTTTTTGAAGTATCTGTGGACTACCTTATTGGTCGCAAACCCGATATATTTTTCAACCAGGGAGATAACCTTTATCTTGTAGAACTAAAGACCTCCTCCCCTAACGACAAAAAGGATAAGAAGCTTTCCGAGTTTGAAAACCTCTTTTTCTATGAGTTAGAAAAGCTAAGCGAGGAAGATAAAAAGAAGGCTTTAGAACACGTGAGGTACTTGAGATATCTTGCAGAGCAACAGAAATGACAACGAGACGAGCTACTTAATAGCCGTCTCGTTTTTATTAGGGAATAGATTGATTAATTAAAAGGGGAATGTAAAGAAAAATAAGGCACGCATTTTTTCCGTGCCTTATTTTATTACATATTTAAAAATGTTTGAGGACTAAACTCATTTCATTTATGATATTCCGCTCGGAATAGGGTCGCAACATCCCCACGAAATAACCTTTTTACATAGGAACTCCCATTCAGGTTTCACATAATCAGGTAGTATATTAAACAAATTAGTCTTCTTTTCGATTTTATTTTCCAATTGAATTATTGCTTTTTCAATCTCTGGTTTTGGTTGGAGTCTTCTTTTATCGTCAAGTTTTTTTTCTAACCCATCTTCGAGAATGTCTCGTTCAAACTCCTCTATTTTTCCACCTATGCCTTGCAACAATACGGTTTCGTCTTTTTGCTTATCTATATCGTCAAGTGAGCATGCAATCAAATTTGGAACATCAATTAGTAAGTCTTTAAGAAACTGTAAATGCTCTTCATTTTTGAGTTGCTTTGCTTTTACACCATCTTTAATATCAATATATTTCAGCTTCTCACGGTGTTTATCCAATAATTCTATTTCGTGTAGCATATTCAAAACGTCCCTACAGGATCCATTTGAACATAAAAGATATAGGGACGGGGGAATAAGATTTTCCTTTTCTCTTACTTCAAGGCTATATATATCTACAATTGAATTGGCTTGATATTTTGCATACACTTTTGTTATCTGTGCTAATGTCTCCCCCACTTTACCTGTTGGATAAAGTTTGTCACTATCTGAAACAACCAAAACTATCTTTTTCCTATTTATTTTATAATCTAATTCTTTATATGTATTTACCCCACCCCCGCCACAGTGATCCAAATTTAATTTCATATTTAGTCTATTACGATTTTCTTGTATATACTTCTTTGCAATTTTTTCATAGAATTCACAGTCACTGAGATCCTCAGATATAAATGTCGTAGCAGAAATCCTATCCATTAAATAAAAGTAATCCAAGGATACTTTGAAAATATGCTTTTTTCCGCTGAATCCTCTCACTATCTCATTTTCTACTTTTGAAGTTACTATAATATAGTCTGTACAGAATTCTTCTAACGAAAAGAAAAAAGTACATTTAGCTAATAGAGAAGTATAAATACCTCGACAACTCTGTTCTATTAGTGGATAGTTCCTCAGGTATTTTAGGGTTGCATAGGAACTAATAACTTGATGATGTCCATCCATTTGAGCGCGTGCCAAATTATTTAATGATTTAATCTCGTTGCTCTCAAAGGTAAGTATTTCTTTGTTTGTTTCTAAGAATTCAATAACTGAGTCATCTATTTTGATTAGCATCTAAAAATCCTCCGGACTAAAGAACCCAATAGGCCATGATAATAAGTAGCCTTGCTCATTATAACCAGTAACCTCGACAGTAGAATCAAATGAATCTTGTTTATTGAAAATCATTACATTAACAATATCATTTTTAAATCCATCAATTTTTTGTGATAGTAATTGTCCTATTCTATTAATAATTGTTTCGCTATGTGTTTCGATAAGGACTTTTATGTCAATTTTCCCAATTGAATACACTAAAATGTTAATTAATGTATCAATCAGCCTTGCTTGTAATGCAGGATGAAGGTGTAATTCTGGTTGCTCTATTACTAAAATATGTATTGTAGGTCTAGTGTAGCTTGACACATACCTATTAGGTTTATTAAACTTTAAAACTTTCCAAAAAAGCAATATAATTGGCAGAATTTGAGAATGGCCAAATCCCGTATCAGCCAAATTCATTTCTTCTGGACTCGAATTATATTTTATTCTTAACGAAGTATGTCCACCTTCTAATTGTGTTGTTATCTCGAAACCAAAGTGTTTTGAGGTCCATTCACTAAATTCTGATTTCTCCTTATCTGTCATATTATGAAGGATCATTGGGATATTTTCACCTTGAGGGTCAATTTCATCCACAGACAACCCCTGAATTCTGTAATACCTTTCAGCTCTTGCTCTAATCGGTCCAATATAATTAACTCTGGAAAAACAATTTTGCAAATAAAAATTGAGAAAGATTAGTATTGGATTGATGTGTTTTCCTATTACTAAATTTTCTATATTCTTAAAAATAGAACTGTCTTTTGTAATATCTTTAAATGTTTCTTTTAATCTCCTTTGAGAATCTACCCCTTTTAGTAGGCTCTCTAAAATCTCTTCCGATTTTCCAAATTGTATCTCTTCAATAATTGAGTAAATCGTTTCTAAACTTGTTTTAGAATGCGCATATTTTTTTAGTAGTAAAACAAGCTCATTGCTAAAATGCTCATCAATCGGTATTCCTTTCTCACTTTGCTTACTCACTAATCTAGGTAACATACTTGAAGAATCAGCAAGATAATTAAGCCCAAATTGATTATTTTCAAATTCAATATCGTTAATAATTAATTTCCCGAGCTTTTCTTTACTTTTTAAAAATATCTGAAAGGTATGATTCTCAAATTCAACTTTTATTTGTTCTATGTATTTTTCCTTGCAAGTAATACAAACTTTAATGTGATAAGGACCTTTTCCCTTATCAGTAGCTCGCCTTCTACTATACCCCCCTCGATATCTCATAACAAAAATTGGTGTTAATTCGTAAAAATAATCCCGTGGAACAGAAAAACTAAATTCAAAATCAATACTCTCAGAGTTTTTTTTGTTTACACTTTCTTTATAGCTACCGAAATCAACATATCTACTACTGTACCAGAGTATTGGATCATAAGTCCTTGTCTCGAGTGTTTGCTTCATTAAAGGAAAAAACCTTAAAAATGTACTCTTCCCAGAGCTATTTTTCCCAACCAGTAATGTTAACGGCTTTAAATCAATTTCTCCTGTATCTATAAGGCTTCTTAAGTTTTTTATTCGAATTTTTTTCAGCATAATTTTCACCCTTTTTGAATCGACTTTTTAATTTGATTAGAGTAACTACTAAAAGCTCGTAGCTTTGTAATTTATACCCGTAAACTCCCATTTTTCAAACTTTTTATTAATCTCTAGAAAAGGATACTAATTATTATTCTCCACATAGTTCTCATTACCTACTGCATTCGATCGGGTTAATCCGACATAAAACGACAAAACCTCCTGATCAGTGATCAAGAGGTTTATTTTTGCAATCAGTTAGGCACGGGTAGTCCTTCTTTTAGAACGTCTGCTTTTGTTTAGCTAATCAATTTCGTGAATTAGCCATCATATGATATAGTTCAAAATCACTTCAGTATTTTGTCTATTGGTTTTTTTAATGCTTCTTCACAAAACCACTGGCTTTCATATAATCCTGTATACAAAGCAATTTGCCATGAATTTACCTCAGCATACTTAAAACTTTCTATCTGTTTAAGCAACTCATCCCTAACTAGAGCCGCTCCTCCTTGTTCAAATGAACTTTTTAAAGAGTAAATCTTCCCTGATAACTCATTACTTGCGTAACTACTATATAATTGACCAAGGCGAAATCTACTAAAGTGCTTAATTACACGTATTTTTTTTAAGTCGTCCCAAGATGATTGACTAGGTTCCGCTATAAAATAAACAGTAAGGGGCAGTTCTTCTACAACTTTTAAATATAGCCACGGCTCATCCTCTATGTTATCAAAATAAGGATGTATAAATTCTTCTTCTGGCGAGTTAGGTTTAGAGGATGATTTAAGTTTGTTACAACCCATGCATGCTGGAATTAAATTTATTGGACTTATAGAGAGTGCAGGAAATTTTTCTTTTGGCAAATAGTGGTCTAAACTATCAACAGGTCTATAACCACAAATTGGACATAGTCTATGTTTAGGAAGATCCATTATGTCATTATATATCTCCCTTCCAGGTTGTCCTTGTTTGGCCAATTTATCAGTGTATAGCTTGACCATTTCGTTTTTTGTTATTTTTGGAGGTATGCATTTATCTTCAACTATTGTTGAAACAGTGTTAGTTTCGATTTTCTTCTGTAGAATATTACTCCAGTCAGCTATATTGCCTTTACTGGCCTTAAATCGTCTAACTAAATCCGTGTCTGTATAATTGCTGATGCATTTTAATAGGACTTCTTCTGTAGAAAAATTAGGTTTAGGGACTCTTCGCATTTTTAACTACTCCTTATACATCAATAGTGACCTTAGAATAGTGCGAGCTTCTATACCTAGTTCACCATTAAACTGTTCAACTATTTCATCATACCCCTTACCCTGTTCTACCAGGTCCTCTAATATTTTATGAAATCCAGAATACGTAACCTCTAAGCCAAATACTTCTCTTGTTAATGTTCCTACATTCTCACCAAACGTCTCAATTTCAGGTCTGAGAACAGAACAACTTTTACTGCTTCTCTTGATAATTGATACACAGCTTCGGGGTAACTCTTGAAGAATAACTGGTGAATGCGTTGCAATAATTGCTACTCCATTTTGAGAAATTAATATATCTGATAATGCTCTGATAAATGAAGATAGCAATGGTGGATGCAAATGAGATTCTGGCTCATCTAGAATAACTAACGACTTTTCATCAACTTTTTCAATTAACTTTGTAATGGTCAATAATATAATCTTATGTCCAGAACTTAGACGATTAAATATTACTTTCAATTCCTCAATTCTACTTAAATCGACTTCTCTTAACCCAAAACTTTTAAAAATCGCATCACTTTCTAGCATTTCAATTGCTTCTTCCCACTTATGAAACTTCCTTTTATCAGTCGTTTCTTTGATAAATTTAATGCTACGGATAAATTCATCAATTAACGTTTCTGGTGTCTTTGTTACATATCTTTCAACCGAGTTAGACTCATTTTTTTCAATTAACTCACTGTCTTTTAGACCAATATAAGAATACAAAGGACCTTTTTCTTCATCGATTTTATCTCGATAATGTGGAGTATTATCAAATGCGCTAAATGAGATGAAAATTGTATTTGCAAATAGATTAGTTGAGTCGAAGTTTTCATTATCATAAAAATAACTATCTGCATTTTGAGATTTAGAGTCATATAGTAAAGAGTAAATCATATCGTTAATAATTGTTGTTTTTCCAACGCCATTACTGCCAATTAATGCATGTATATTAGTTGGAGGCATTGAATCTGGCACGACTTCAAAGTCAAACTCGACTGATTCCCTATCATTATAGGTATGGCAATAACTAAATGAATAAGGTGTTAGTGGTACACCACCTTTCGCAACTCTGTGGAATTGATCTTTTACAGTGAATACTTTATAATCGCGAAGCAATGATTTTCGTGTGATATTAAATTCCCTAACCTTTTCAAACAGATCAAGATCATAAGCGATATCATTCAATCCTTTTAAAATCTCGTCTCTTATGGTAGGACCAAGTTTATTTAGGTTCTTAAAATAATCTATACCTTGTCCTAGACTGAAGTAACTGGTATCTAATTGAGTGAATTTTGATGGAATCGCTGTAGATTCATTATCCTCGATTGACATCGCAATTTTTACAAAACCTATTTCTGTTTTATTTCCATGTTCGTCCAAAAAATACATCCTATAAGAGGTGTAGTAACCAAAATCGTTCCATCCATCTTTGATCAAATGTACTCCGGGATGAGTAAGAGCTGTTTTAAAAGCTCTTTCGTAAAATTGCATACTAATATCTCCATTCTTTAAACTAACTTTATTCTAGTATTTTAATGAGCCATTGGATGATTGAACTATTTTGCCCCTATTCGTAACTCTGTTTCAATTATTTTCTTTATTATCTTGTCATTATAGCTAACAGCGTCATAACCATAATGAGTTCTCCTATGACAATTCGGGCAAATTGCTGCCACCCACTCTGGATGATCTGGTCCTCCGTCTGATAATCTTCGCGTATGGTGTACTTCCAAAAATGGCTCCCCTTTTGTGTTTATAAAAGGAGCTTCATTACCACACGCTTCGCATACTCCGTTTGCTCTTTTCAGTGCATACAGCTTTACAGCCCGACTTCTCTCTCGATATTGAACTATACGTTCTTTTAGGGTAGTTCCCTGGCCATGATTTGTGATAACTAATGCCTTATTCTTAAGTTCCTCTAATGACAAATCACTTAATTCAGTTGCACCAACAATCTCACTATTATTAACTACCTCAATTGGCATTAACTCAAACACAATTACTTTCCGATCTTGCCCCTTGTTGTCTTTATCCCTTACTTTGTACCCGATACATATCATTTGACCTATGTACCTTACATGGCCAGTTCGTATGTACTCAAATAGATGAACATCCTTACCGTCGTCCACATGCTCTATAATAGCCTTATTCCCCTTGATGAATTGCATATCTCCTTCTTGACCTTCACCGGTATACAAGAATATGCCTTCTTCATTCCAACCATCTTTGTATCCATACTCTTCACCGCGTTCTCCAGTAAACAGCATGATAAAAGGAAACCTGGAAGAAGTTGAGATTCTTCCGTAACTCTGTCCAGCAAACAGTGTGTGAAGATCAAGTCTTCTAAACTCAGCTCCGGGTACAAATATACTCGTTACATCTATAGGCGTACTCTCAATTGGATTTTCAGCTACGTTCTCTTCCATTTCCATTTCGGCTTCCGCTGGGAAAGTATATTTACATTCAATTAGTCGTTGGCGAGCTATGTCCCGTTCTTCATCAGTGAATAAATCTTTATACTCTTTATCTAGCATAAGGGCTTCCATCGAGAGATCAAGGCGTCCCTCCAACAACAATCTAGCTAAACCAGATTGATCCTTACCCCTGAGTAAAGTCTTCGCAACAACCACACCATTTTCGCTTGCAAGCCTTTGAGATAATCCAGAAGGATTGTATGTAGTCTCTCGCCTTGTTTTTTGGCAGGTATCAAGTAAGGCTTTATGAAATTTCAAACTAAGGTCCATGATGTCAGCCCCTTGGCATATAAGAGTGAATGTATATATTTCGGCAAATAGTCCCAATTACCTACAACATTCCATCGTGTATATCCGACATAAAACGACAAAACCTGCTGATTAAGTCGTAATCAATACATCAAATTGTCACTAGTAGGAAAAAAGTAGGAATGGTAAGATTATTTACAGAACAAACGTTCCTGCTAGAGGTGAATCAATGAAGCTATCTTACACTCCTACCCCTCTTGAAACTTGGATAAGCCACTTTTACAAGCAACTTGGCATAAAAACACCTGACGAATTAGACGAACAACGTATTGCAAGAACATTAAACATCCATCTCTTTTACAAAGAGATCCCATCAATGTCATATGAGTTCGGTCGGTTCAAAAGTATAACGATAGACAAACGACTCCCTTCACTTGTGCAAAGGGAGCATTTTTATCATGAGCTTTGTCATATCCTCCGTCACTCCGGACGTCAGCTAATGATGCCCGCTGCCTTTCGTGAACTACAGGAATGGGACGCAAGGAATTTCACAAGATACGCCGCTTTACCACTACATATGCTGAAGAACTATGATTACAAGCAACCTGAGATACTAGATATCTTAACAGAGCAGTTTAAAGTTACACCCGAACTGTGTTCAGATAGATTGCTAAGAATCAAATCAAAATTGTCATGCAACCCAATCCGATTCATCTCGTAA